TCGCTCTAGGAAGAAAATCACTAGCTGCCCTAACCTCGGGAGCATATAACGCATCGCTGGGATCTTACACGGGGGTCCTTTCCACCACGGGCTCTCAAAATACCATCATGGGTTGGGCCGCAGGAAGTGCTCAGGTTTTGTATAACCAGATGACATTCCTAGGTACGTCCGCAGATGCCTCTGTTAATAACCTGACCAATTCCATGGCTCTTGGTTATAATGCCTCCGTATCCGTAAGTAATTTTATACAAATGGGTAATACTTCTGTAACAGGAATTGGTTTACCTGGGTTTTTAGACATACCTCAATCTAGTACCCCAGCAACTCCTGCATCGGGGCACAACAGACTCTTTATTGACTCCAACGGTAATTTATACAACTTAAATTCCAGCGGAACCAAGGTACAAATTGGGGCTAGAGTTGGAACAGCCACTCTTTCCGCGGGTTCTGTTGTTGTGTCAAATACATCAGTTACTTCAAACACTCTTATTTATTTAACTGTTCAGTCACTGGGAACTATAACTATTCCTGTGGCAGTTGCCGTGACAAGCACAACTCCTGGAACTGGGTTTACTATAAGTTCTGCGGATAGCGCTGATACTTCTGTGGTAGCTTATCAGTTAATTGAGAAGGCATAGGCGACATGTCAAATACAATGTTCAATAGTGGAATTTTGAAAATACCAGATGGAGGCACTGGTCTATCTACTCTCCCCACGAATGGCCAGCTTCTAATTGGGAGTACTGCTGGCTCTAACTATTCTTTGTCTACGCTAACAGCAGGGGCGGGGGTTTCAATTACCAATGCCCCAGGTTCTATAACACTCAGCGCAACTCTGGCAACGGGGTTTACTCAGGGCTCAGTGCTATTTGCAAATGCTTCTGGATTAATTTCTCAAGATAACGCCAAATTATTCTGGGATGATACTAATTTTAGGCTTGGTATCGGTACCGCAACTCCGGGGGCGGCACTAGAGGTTCGTGGTGGTGACACTTTCATATATTCAAACCAAACCACTAACTACTTACGTCTTTATGTAGACAGTTCCGGAAGACCGGCTATTGATTCTGAATCCACCCTAGGGCTGCTTTTTAAAACTCAAGGTGTGAATAGGATGCACATTGGGTTAAGCGGTGGCCTTATAATAGGCAACACCACGGCTGATCCAGTAAATTATCTAGAAACCCCAGATCTTGCTTATGGAACGTATTGCGGGTCCAATACACTTGCTCCTAGAGCGGACTGCATCATGGGCAGCGGCCCCATACTGGTCCACACCACCACACAACTTGGGATGCTGGGTGTTGTTTCTGAAAACTCTTCCACAGTAACCATGATTGCTCGTGGAGCGGCTTCACAAACGGCCGATCTCCAGGAGTGGCAAAACAGCTCTGGAACTATACTTGCTAAAATAGACTCTAATGGAAACCTCACAAGCCCTGTCCTAAATAGCACGGCAACACAAACTACCGTTTCAGGCTCCACATCTGGAAATGCTATATTTAGCCAACCCTTTGCTGGTAGTAGCTATAAGCAAGTCATTGTAAGACTTTCATCTCTGGTGGGTACGGCCTCCTACACTTTCCCAACTGCATTTGCAAACACTCCTGCCATTGTAACTACCAATCAAGTAGCCAGCGCTATAGTCACTAGTCTATCTGCTTCCACTATGACAGTTACTGGAACTACTACAACAGGATTTATCCTCATAGAGGGATATTAAACTAGCATGAGTAGCACAATGTTTACAACCGGCGTACTATTGATACCAGATGGTGGTACGGGTACTTCTACCTCACCTACAGATGGCCAGTTACTGATCGGAAATTCCACAAGCTCTACTTATTCTCTGTCTACTCTAACACCGGGTTCTGGGATAACTCTCTCAAATACCTCTGGAGCTATTACAGTCAATACCACAGGCACTGGAGGTCTTACTCAGGGATCTATTGTATTTTCCGACGGATCTGGCAATCCAGCCCAGGATAACAACCGATTATTTTGGGACGACACTAACTTTAGATTAGGAATAGGTACTTCTACTCCCCAAACGGCCTTGGATATAAGGGGGGGAGATGCTAGGTTTTACTCCGGCAGTGCTACTAACTACCTTCATTTGGGAGTGGACGGCTCCGGGTACCCTTTTATTGACGCGCAAACATCACACGGCTTGTACTTTAAAATGCAGACAACTGCCAGGGTGCACATTGGCGCTTCCGGAAATCTGATAATTGGTGATTTTACTATAGGCCATTTTGATGTAGACCCGGTAAATTTTCTAGAGACCCCCTACATGGCTTATGGTACATACATTGGTGTGAGTCCAAGTCGAAGTGATCAGATTATGGGTAGTGGGCCTATTCTAGTTAATACAACGACTCAGTTGGGAATGCTTGGTATAGTATCTGAAAACTCTTCCACAGTAACCATGATTGCTCGTGGAGCGGCTTCACAAACGTCCGATCTCCAGGAGTGGCAAGATAGCTCTGGAACTATACTTGCTAAAGTAGACTCCAGTGGAAAACACACATCTCCTGTATTTAACAGCACGGCAACACAAACTATCGTTTCAGGCTCCACATCTGGAAGTGCTGTGTTCAGTCAGCCTTTTGCTGGATCAAGTTACAAAAAAGTAATTGTTTACTGTAGTGCTTTACTAGGGACCGCCACCTACACCTTCCCTACAGCTTTTTCCAACACCCCCGCAGTTATAACAACAAACCAAGTAGGGGCGGCGGTAGCTACATCACTATCCACTACTGCCGTGACAATGACCGGGGCAACTACAACAGGCTATCTCATTATTGGAGGATATTAATAATGCAACCCGATATGTATGGAAGAACTATAACTCTATACTACAGTATAAATGCTATGGCCCCAACCCAAAACTAATTTTTAGGAGAAAATATGCCATTAAAACACGGTTCCAGTCAAAAAGTAATAAGTACAAACATTAAAGAGATGATGAAATCAGGTCATCCGAGGAAGCAGGCTATTGCTGCCGCCCTTTCAAACGCCAAGAGGTCCAAAGAGAAGCACATGGCTCATGGTGGATCTATGGCGGACTCTGCTGAGCATGACGATTGCGTGCATTGCGGCATGATGGCTGAGGGCGGATCTACAGTGGATGAGGATTACAAGGACGATATGACGCAGCAGCAAGCTGAAAATATGGCTGCTATGCGGAATAAGGAGCACATGGATATGTCTAACAAAAAGACTGAGAAATTAGAGAGTGATGCTCTCAATGATCCAAAAAGCCCCCTTCACGATAGAGTATTGAAACGCTATTACGCAGAAGGCGGAATTGTTAACAAAGCTTCTGAATATGACGACGAAAAAGTTGAGACGATGGACAACGATCTCACTAATCCACACGAAGACGACGACACAGTAGGATTAAAAGAAAATTACAACGAAGAGATGGGTTCGGAACCTCGTTACGCTCACGGAGGAATGGCTAACTCAGAAGACGAAATGGCCCCAGAAATTTCTAGATTAGAGGATGAAGAAGGGGATACGGAAGAAGATGAGTTTGCTAAGGGAGGTATGGCAAAACTTGGTAGCGGGAAGAGATTTGAACATCTCACTCACCAGTTGGCAGGTAAGGGCGCCCATGACCCTAAAGCCCTCGCTGCCTTCATCGGACGAAAGAAGTACGGCCCTGCAAAGATGAGTAAACTTGCTCATAAAGCAGATGGGGGAGAACTAGAAATGCCTCCAGAAGAAATGGAAAATGTTAAAGAGGAGCAGAAAACATCCCCTAAAATGGACAAGAAGGCTCAGTTCCTCAGAGCGATGGCTCTTAAAAAACACCTAATGAAGAAGTAGTATTTTATGATAGACAAGATGCCTCGTGTACTGATAACGGTAGGAATGTCCCTTCTTTCGGTATTTGCTCCAGCAGAGCCGATGTGCTTAGCGGCACTTAGTCTTATCTTCATAGATCTTATTTCTGGCGTTGCTGTAGCCAGATTTCAAAAAAAGCCTATCACTAGTGGTGGATTGAAAAGGTCCGTTATTAAGTTCTTTGTATACGAAACTACAATTCTAGTAGCCTTCATCGTACAAAACTACTTAACAAACAATCTCTTACCAGTAATGAACGTTGTTAGTTCCTTTATAGGTATTACGGAGCTTCTATCCATCCTAGAGAACATTAATATCCTATCTGGTGGCGACTTGCTCAAAACGATAATTGATAAACTATCGAGTACATATAAGGACGGTAACTAATGAAAAAACCTAAGATAAAACGAATAAAAAAACTCCCCATCGGGTTTGCCTCTCTTTTTTTAATAAACTTAGTAATTTATGTACTGACTTTATTCTTCCCACAAATCACCGATTTCCTCGCCTTCGTTCCTGGTAGAGGACCTCTTCTTGATTGCCTAGGGCTATTTACCTACATGTTTGCACACGCTAATTTTAATCATTTAGCCGGCAACTTTATTTTTGGCGGCCCCCTAAGTGTGTACCTGGAGAATAAAATAGGGAGTTTTAAATTCCTATCTATTTATTTCATCACCGGGATACTAGGAGCTCTTTTTAGTGCAGTAACTCCTTCTTTGTTTGGGGTGCAGGGCATGATTGGGAGTTCCGTGGCTATTATGGGGGTTGTGACATTTGCCCTCCTATACTCCACTAGAGAAAATTTAATCATAAAGATAGTTAGTACTTGTATGCTTGGTTTCATTTTCTTGCAACAGTATCAAAATACCTGTATGTCTGTGATCGTTCCTACGGGAGTAGGCTATTCTGGGCATTTAGGTGGTATGGTCGTTGCGCTGTTCATGTACATTTTAATGGGCTTGTAATATTATGATTGATTGGACAGATCCAAACGCTCGCGTGAGCCCTAATTTTACTGTTAAAGAGATGCTCTATTGCAATTTATGGGGCCGTATGGCAACCGAGGCGGATGGTCTTAATGACACCATAAAAACAAATCTAGCCAGTTTGTGCCTTAAATTGGAACTTATTAGAGATTTCTTTCAAGACAGGACTATTAACATCAATTCTGGGTACCGCCCTCCTAAGTACAGCCCTATGGTCGGGGGCTTCTCTACAGACGTTCACACCATGGGAATGGCGGCCGATTTCACAGTCAGCTCTGTCCCTTGCGCAGAGGCAAAAGCCCTCCTACTTCCAAAACTAGCAGAGTTTGGTATTAGGATGGAAGATAATGGTACGGGGAATTGGATCCACGTGGATACCCACAGCGTAATTGTCAATAGGTTTTTTAAACCTTAGTTTTCTCATATAATTCATCCCAATCCTCTTTAGACATTAATTTTTCGATCTCTTCAAGAGCTTGCTCTACTACTACTAGTCATGGATAAGTACACACTGGAGGATTCTGGTTGTACTTAACAGTGCAAACTTCCATGAAAGAAGTCTGTTGCCCACATCCCTGCAGCCCACTCAACGCTAGAATTAAAACAAACATTAGTAATAGAGCTAAAAGAGTTTCAACTATTGCTTCTTTTCGTTTCATTATCTACAACCTTCCTTAAAATTTTAACCCAGGTAAAGCTAGTATAGCCTTTAAAAAAGTACATCTTATCATTTACGTTGAAAGACCAATCCTCATCCCTTTCCATACCTGGTCCTGTAACTCTATAGGCTCTGGGAACTATATTCGAGGCCCTTGTGAGTTATACACTACATACTTCACTAGATCTAGTACTCGGTTCCAATCTTTATCTTTTAAGTTCATTTATTTCTCACAATAAATACAGTTAATTCTTTTTGTATGATAAATAAGCTGTAGTCCATCCACAGTAAATATACTTTTCCCTTCATAAACACTGTAAGGGCCGGGGCGTACCCACCCTGAACGCTTGCAGCCCTTCTTACCGCACTTCACACGCTCTAAGATTACTCTAAATCCCCCACAAAAGGAACATCCTTTTTTCTCGTGCGGGTATTGGCAGACTATCTTCTTCATTCTACAACCCTTTCAAATATTCAGGGTAATCTGCACAACAAAGGATTTCGTTTCTTATGTATGGGTATTTACTTAACGCTCGCTTATAGCCCCATCTATAAATGAACAGTTGCCAAGGAACAATAATAAACTGTAGTGGACGGAAAAACGGAAACGTTGTGAGTGCATACCATCCTCGTACGTGAATATGTCCTGGGTAGACTAAAGAGTGTAGGTCTTGACACCCAAAACTACAGTACACACGGGCAGAGCCGTATTTTTCCTTGGTAGAGGAAACTGATATCCGCCCCCATTTTCTGCAAAAGTTTCCTATTTCGTAAGCGGCCATATCTACGTCTTCAAAATATGGAAAACCATTTCCCCAACTCCCGCCGATACCTACTTTTTTAATTCTATTTGCAAGAGAGGCCAGATCTTTATATCCTGGATATGAGCGAGTGGATCGGTACTTGAGCAAAAACCTAACAATTGTTTCTGCTGCTCGTTTTCTTTCATTTTTTTGTATCTGATCAATAGGTAGTTTATTTCTTTGGGCCATACCATCCCTCATAGGTGGAGACTATTCTACCTTCAATGATAACATCTATCCAGTTATCAAGAGTATTTTCTTTATGTTTTTCTAAAAACTTGGATGAAAATAGTTTTGCTTTTTCAAGAGAGGTAAAGCTCTTTACCCTAGGAGAACATCCCTCGGTATAAAAGACTATAAATTTCATTTTTTGTTCCTTTGTTGGGGGAAGATAAATAGGCTGAGGTCAGGGCTTGGGTTAAGAAAGAATCCATGTTTAAACTTTTTGTCTTTTTTTTCTGCTTGTTTTAATAGGCGGCGCAAATCCCCCATTGAGATGTTTGCATGAATTATGGGGTAGGATCTTTTTTCTTCTAGAAAAATACCTGAGACGGATGTTGTTTTAGATATAACTATTCGCTCTTTTTGTTTTATTTCTTTTTTGGATAGAAAACAGACCACTTCTTTGGGAAACCCTGTTGGTCTCACAAAAGAAGTTCCTCCACAAGACAAAACCTCTACTCCTTTAAAAATTATCGGGAACTTATTTTTCTTCATCATTAATTCCTCCACTACTACCAAAGGCCAATGAATCTCTTTCCGTTTTAGAAAGGGTTTTTTCCCATACCGGCTCAAAAGTGAGGAGAGGTACCACTACCAATTGGGCTATACGATCGCCAACGGACGGCATTTTTCCCCCTCCCCCATCCCGCTTAAACCGAGCCCGTAGCTCACCCCTAAAATTACTATCAATAACACCAATAGAGTTTCCCATAAAAAGATTGGTATCAGTTATGGAGCTTCTTGGTATGAGAAGGCCAACGTAACCTTCAGGTATTTCAACAGCCACCCCAAACCAATATTCCACAAAGTGCATACTTATGGTACGGGACGTAACTGTTAAGTCGAACCCCGCATCTCCTGTCTTTTGTTTATTAGGAAGGGAAGCACCAATTGTAATTCTTTTAAACTTTAATTGTTCCATTTGCCAGTACCCCATCAACTAGCCCTGCTTTAACCGCCTCTTCTCCGAGAAAGTAGGAGGAAAATAAAAGAGCTTTTTTTAAGTCCTTTTCAGAAAGTTTACAGTGTTTTAAGTATATTTGCAACATTATTTCTTGTAGTCTATTTTGAGCTTGCAACATTCGTTCTGCGTCGTCGGGATGTGTAGGAGGAATGCTTAGCTCACCCCTATGGATCATTACCGCCCCGTTTTCTGCAATGAGTCTTTTATCGCAGGCTTGAAGCATAACAGATGCGGCCGAGCTTGCTTGCCCAAAGATATGGCAGGTGAGTTTGTAGGGCAGGGTTCTTATGTAGTCATATAAGGCAATACCATCGTCTAAGTTGCCTCCTGGTGAGTTGAGGATGAGCAGGGGTTTTTCATCTTCATATGCGTTTAGTGAAGACAGGGCGTGGATTAGAAGCCCTGTGGTTTCGTCATTTATAGGCCCACAAAATGTGACTGTTCGTTCAAATGTTAATACACTCATTTTTAGAGTATTACTAATTTATTGTAGTATGTCAACTATAATTAATAACTGTTTGTAATTATTGTGTAAAACATAACTATTTATTTTACTTGACAAAATACTAGAAACTCCCTATTATAGGTATATACAAAATTAGGGGGGAAGGCGGGACGTCGCTGACGAAATAGCCTGTCTTCCCCTTGCAGGGCTCTCAAATGCTCTTCTTTCTTCCCTTCCTAATACTTTTCCTTTTAAATTTAGTTTTTTTATTTACAGTAAATGACAAAAATGAGCCTGTTAGCTTTGGTGATATTAAGTACACCAAACCTCGTAAGCTCACTCGGGATGATTTAAAGATTGTTGAGGGGATTAGAAAACCCCCTTTAAGATAGGATTTTTAAGTAAATAATAGCCTTCTTAACGACCGCGATCATTTCAGTATCCTGCTCTATCTGATGAGGCTGGGGTTTAGTCCAATAAGCCAGCTCATAGGAATGCTTATCTTCATAGAGCAACCTTCCAAATACTTCAAATTCAATACCGCCGCGCTCGGTCTCCCCACCAGTGGAGGCGTGATCTACTAAAATAATATGAAGAATATCTCCTATTTTAGGTTTTTTTCTTCTTGGGTTTTTCATAATGATCCTCCGCAATATAATTTAACCAAGCAAATCTTCCATATAATTTCAAAGCCGCTTTATTATAAGCCATAGCAGCCTCTTTGGCAGTCCTAAAGTTTCCTAGAGAAGTACCTTGTATGCGAGCCCTGTACCTACTACCATCCAAATTAACCCCTTTTAAACCTATTTTACTACGTGGTTTTCTATTGAAACAGTTTTGAGTATGTCCACACAATCTCAAATTTTGTTTTCTATTATCCAAAGTATCATTATTTATATGATCCACTAGTACTGAGGGATCATCAATACCCATTATAAACCGATGCATCCCTTGTCTTTTTACTAAACCGCCCGTTTCTTCCCTCAGCACTTTTCTTTTAGCATACTTGGCGTTGAAATGCCAATTATATTGGGAAACCCTAATCCAATCCTCGTTATCCACCTTGGCAAACTTGCCTTGTGTGAGAGGAACTAGTTTCATCCCACTAACCCCCGTCTACCTACGAAAATATATCCGCAATTTTTCTTAGAGCAAGAGTACTTTTCCTGTATGGTTTTTTCTGTTACCCAAACGCCCTTAGAAACTATCTTTGAATTACCACAAGCAGCACAACCCATTTTACCCGTTTCTAGCAAACTTGCATTGGGGAGGGCTCTTCCATAGCGGCGCAACTTCATGTAGATCTTTTCCAGAAGTATAACATCCATTTTGTTGTAGGAGAGCATTTCTGCAAATGCTTTCTTATCCCCTCGCATACATTTCTTCCACATGTCAAACCCGCTGTGCTTCTTCTTCTCTCCGCAACCTAATAACTTCCCTAGAGCATCTAAAGAATTGGATGTGAAATTGCAAAGGGACTTTGCAATTTTTTTTGTATCAATCTGCATACATTTGATTGGTGGGAGATCGTACTCTGCGAACTTAGCATTACTCTTCTTAGAGTCGAAGGATATTGAATTATGGCCAACGAGAACATCGGCAGAATTTAATACTCTCCACAGCTTTTTTGTTAATGATTTATCTGTCTTATCTTTAAACTCTAGTCGGGTATGGCCAAAAACCTCTTTTTCACCCAAAAACTTATACGAAAAGGTTAGAAGTTGCCAATCCTGTTCCATTGCAATTGGTCTTTCGTCATACAGAGCCCAGTTGTACGTTATAAGTGGTGAGGTTTCAATGTCATAGAGTAAAATCTTATTCTTTTTTTGCATTCAGCCTTCTTTCTGCATTTTCTGCCCGTGTTTTTTCAGAATGACACTTTTTACACAAACCCTGCATTTGATCCTGATTCACAAACAAGCGCAAATAGTAAGTATCCCAAGATATAAATCCTGCAGAAGGACTAATGACAGGTTCAATATGATCTACCACAATATCTGCTACCTTTTTGTGGCATTTCTCGCACCTATCTTTCGCCCTAGCCTTAACAGCCCTTCTTTCTGGAGACCATCTAAACGTCCTACGAGCGGCCGCAAACAGGAACTTATAGAACCAAGGATACTTGCTAGCCTTCCTAGACTTTTTACGCTTTATCTTCTTCAGAAAAACTCCTAAGTGTCTTATAATCAGTAGTTAAGGGAACTAAGCACTCTGGAAATACATTTTCCATGATGTTTCTAACTTTAGAAGTAGCCTCATTATCGCACAAAGCCCGTTCAATATCAAGAGCGTCGTGTACTTGATTTCTAATATCGAACCCTTCTTTATCAAGTTGAATCATGGCCCTCTTAGCTAAGGAAGCCGCTAAAGATTGATCTGGGAAATTGAAGGCTTGCTTACTAGCGTGGTTATATTTTTTATAAGCTAGCCAGAAAATGTCTTGCTCAGAGGGATTATAAATTTGCTGATCTCTCAAGATAGATATAAGTTTTTGTCTCTGTTCTTGGGAACCATTAAACTGCCTTAATCTAAAGTCTAAATTACCTTCTTCTCCGTAGAAGATATCAGGCAACCGACGCATTCTCCCTGCTTCTGAAATAACGAACCCGTTCTTAACAACGAAAGAAAGGACGTTTTTCAAATACTGATCCAAGTCTCTATATTTATCAAAAAACCGAGATATAAATTCCTTGCATTCGTCCAGACTAAAATCTAATTTTACCCCTTCTCTCAAGCTTTCTTGAAGTCTAAAAGCGGATCCTTTGTAAATTGTTAGGAAATTTGTAGTTTTTCCGCCCTGGCGCTGTATGTCGTTTATATCCCGTAGCGGAAGATCAAAAATGGTTGCTGCGGTCTGCTTATGCAAATCCTCTTTATTTAGATAGGAACTAATAATAGCGGGATCTTTAGAGAGATGTCCAGCAAGTCTTAGTTCAATTTGAGAATAATCGAAGTGGTCAAATACATTGTTGTCATTAGTGGGAATGAAGAGTTCTTTAATCTTACTTCCTCTGGGAATGTTCTGCATATTAGGTGATTTACAAGCGAGTCTTCCAGTGTTTGTTGTTTGTCTGAAAGTAGGATAAATATAATGGTTTCCATCCTCTCCCTGTCTTATTTTAGAATATATACCTTTTTTAGTATCCCCAGTGTAAGTGGTGAGGGTCTTTTGGTTAAGTTTGTATTCGGCATAGAGAGGGAGAGCCCTTCTTACTTTGTGTTCCTTAGGTAACTCTTGCAGGAGTTTTTGCAGGGTGGTTTTGTCTGTTGCATAGGACCCTTTTTCAGTCCTGGTGACCAGATCCTCTGGTATGTTGCCTTGTTCAAAAAATACCTTAGCGGCGTGGTTATTATTTTCCCAGCTAAAAGCCAGCTTCCCTTGCCCTTGAACACGGGATGCTTTTGCCTTAGGGGTCACAACTCTAGAAACCGCCTCTTCCCAGATCTGTTTTTCAATGATCTCTATCTCTTTTTTAAAGCCTCTGTTAAGCCGTTCGGTAATTTCTTCTTTCTTCTTCTCCGCCTCTTTTTTAAGCTCTTCAATTACTTTAATATTCACGCGGAACCCTTTAGTCTCCATTTTAAAGAGAACGTACTCCAATGGGGTGAACTCTTCCTTGAAGTAATCCAACGGGGTTTTAGAAACCCTGTAGTTACTTCGTAGTTGCTGGTCTAGCTCTTTAAGTTTTTGCATGCCAAGAAGAGACAAAGACAGGGTATTATTCGCGTCCTCTTCGCAGTAATCCCCAATTACCTTTAGGTATGGGTGGGAAGGGTCGTGCAGGTCTTTGAAACAGAGCCCTGCAATATTCTTAGCTCCGGATCTTTCTATGGCCTGATCCAAAAGTCTTTTCTTATCTAAGGAGCTAGCCCCTATGTGCTGTTCTGATAGCCACTTCAAGCCCAACGGCGTGGTATCATCCACTAGCTGCCATATCCCCATATTCTCAATAAAAGTTCCCTGTATCTTAATCCCGCTCTTAAAGATGAATTTGGCATCGAACCCGTGGAAATTGTGACCAATCTTTTTAATTGAAGGGTTTTCCAGGTCCTCTTTCACAAACGAAGGGATATTCCAAGAAGGAACGTAGAAAGCCTCCTCTTCTTCGTAAGCAACCGCGAAACCGTGCAAAGTGTCCCGCGTCCAATCAAGACCTGTAGTCTCGACATCCACACACATATATTTTGGATTAGTAGGTCTCATTTTGGATTAGAAGTGTACTTTCAAGTTTTTCATTGCTTACCCTTTTTTCTCAATGGGAGCAATAATAATGCTATATCCACGATCGTTTAAATAACTATTAATCTTTAACAAAGTTACAATTTCTTGTACAACCGAACGTATTTCTTCAGCGTACTCATCATTAGGGAGAACAATACGACATTTTCCACAAATGATTGCATGCAGCTTTTTAATTCTCTTTGTCGACCCACATTCTTTGCATTTTGGCTTTTTCATAAAATAATAACCCCGTTTGCCGAAGGACCAGAACACAATAAAATGTTTAGATGATTATCATATGACCAAGTATCTTGCTGGCAACAATATACTAATCCTTGTGGGCAGGAAAGATCCTCATAAACGATAGCTCTTCCATAGGAATGGGGTATCTCATTTAAAAAGAGAAAGTGTTTTTTATCAAAAGGGTTAATGTAAATGGAATCGACTGCCCCCCCTGCTCTTCCAATATTATTACACGCCTCGACCAGAGTCCCTTCCAAAGAAGCGCCAACAATATACCTAGTTCCAGAAAGCCGTACTATATCAGAACTTCTATTAACACCAAAATGACTGTCCTTAGAATTAGGATCCAAAGCCGGAATCCAAGTACGAAGATATGGTTTTATAGTTCTACTTTTGGGAATGGGTATATACCAAGCGGTAGTCGAAATGGGCGGTACTAAAGGAAAACCGCCTGTTCCTTGAGTGCTACACAGCATAACAGGAATTACTATATGGGTTCCTACTAAACTAGAAGAACGATCTGTAGTTTGCACTCTAGAATAAAAGTCGTGCCCAGAAAGAGTGGTACTATGGGCGGGAGTTTCTATTTCTGGTTCTTTCTTGCAAGAGCGGCAATAGTAAAACTCTTTCCCTAGAGCCTCGTTCCTGATGCAATCTGATTTACAAGTTTGGCAAATCATATTATCGCAAACTCCCTTTAAGCTTAAACATGAATGATCTATTGTTAGAAGGATCAGAGAACATCTTTTCTAGTTTAATAACCCCTCCTTTGATATTATCACGATTCTTAGCTATTTCAACTTTGATTTGTCCAGTATCCTTCATTTCTTTTAAGTTTAAAAGAACCTCAGCTTTGTACTCAACCGCATTGGTACCCTTAGCCCTACCAACAGCTTCTTGCGCTTCGTAGGCAGCTCTTCTTACTTCAGAAGTCATTAGAATAGTAAGGCGGCCGTCATACTGTATCTTCATGCTATCCGCCCAATAAAGCCATTTTTCAAGGCTAACTCTCTGGTCCTCAGTTACGGGGGTCAGGGCTTGTAGGGAGTCTACCATGAACATGAGGGGCTTAGTAGGGAAGGCGCGGGACATCTCCTCTATCCTTTTCTCAATAACCTCAAAGTCCTTCACACTTTCTGTATAGACGAAAAAAGGTAGCTCCATAACAGGCTTTACCCATTTAAGTCTTTGGGCTCGATCGGCCACCAAAAGGTCATTTTCAGAAATAGCGTTCATTTGGCATGTTAGGCGGCTTCTAATTCTACCTTGCCCATTCTCTTTATCCAGCATAAGTACGGGGTGCCCTTGTTCCAATTGATGGAGGGCAATTTGGAGCATGAGGGTGGATTTATTCGTCCCCGTATCGCCCTGGAACACCGTGACATTCCCCAGTCCTAGAAGATAGGCGTCGAGTTCTTCAATACCAGTGAGAACCCCATTAACCCTCCTATCCAGGTAGTTAATGAAATAATCCCAGTTATTCTTAATAGAGGCTTCTTCTAAAGTTTTCATTTGGTTTCTTTTCTCTTCTGAATAAGTCTTAGGTAGTCGGTTTTATTTGCTGCTTTTGCTTCTTCTTCTAATTTCTCTGCTTTTTTCATCTGTGCAATCACAGTGGGAAGCATAGCTCTAAAAATACCCAGCGTATGCCCCCCTTCTTCTGCAAACATACTTTCTAAATGAAAAAGATAGAAAGAAATCATCCTCTTTATAGAATCAGAAGAGAACTCTTGCAATAGGTCATCAAATATTTGAGGATCTCTGTGTAGATTTGGAACGTAAGGAAGGCTATATTTCTTTTTCCAATTGGAACAAAAATAGTTAACAAGTTCTCTAGAAGCATTCATAGAGAGTTTCTCCTCCTTTCTATAAATTAAAAAGATGCCACAGATTAATCCTTGCTGTGGCGCCAAGGGATCCCCTAGCTGAGGGACCAAGGGACCAGGAGGAGCTTTTTAAAAGGGATCATTCTCATCTTCAGAATCATCACTTTCAGTATCTAAATCCGAGGTATCCTGAAGATCGGAGGCCTTTTGACGATACACTTCAAATAGAAATGGAGGTTTACGTCCTTTTTTAGAAGACTCACCGACTCCGACATATACAATGCGAACCGGGGTGTTGCGCGTAACAAGCATCATGCGGTCATTGAGGACCGTATACCCTTTAACCGTGACATTGCCTTTAGAGGTTTCAATGAGATAATTTAACTTATCCTTTTCCCCATCTTCTCCTTTGTCAACAAAAGTGTGGACATAAGTACCCACTATCTCATCCCCTGGTTTTAAAACACGCACTTTAGGGTGGTTAGACTTATTTTCATTGGTTTGATAATAGGCAATAATGGGTTTTTTCTCCCGTTTTCCTGTATTTGCAGGCTTGCCTACCATTTCATATCCGTCTAGTTTACTTGCTGTTGCTCTCTTATTCATTTTTTCTCTCCTTTTGTTAAAATTTCTTACTTTTTGGGTGTCTTCGTTTATACATTTCTTTTAAAAGCTGCAATTCTTTCTCAGAGTATCCAGGATCAATGCCGTCCTCTTTCAAAGCTTTATCTTTATATCTAGAATATTTTGGCTGCCAGTCCCCTAGGACAATTTCCCCATTTGCGGCTCTTTCTAGCTGCTTATCAGACACTTTTTCAAGTGCTTCCTCGGTAACGGGGAATTTGTAAGTAAATTCTGTTCTTGGGACCACTTTTTCAAGAACCGCCCTATCAATGAGTTTAGCACGATTTATAGCAACGTCAACACAAAAGCTATAGTTTATTTCTTTGTTTTTACCGTTGAGGGTAGAGGCCCGATAGGCAGTAATGCTTCTAGTGGTCTCATCATATTTACAGTAAATAGCAACAAGGTCCCCAATACTATCATTACTAAGAGGAACAAAAATAAAAACTCCCTCATCAGTAAACCCTTTCAAGTGCGCTGTATGGAGGTAGAGGGCCATTTGGGCCATGTAGGCGTCGCCTGGATCAAAGCTCTTCATGAACATGTCGGCACCGATACCGCTCTTGGTCTTAACCTCCACTACGTATTTTTTCCCCCATTTACTTCCTTCTCTTTCTCGAATCGCCAAATCGAAATACATATTAAAACTCGGATTGTCCAGTCCAGCAGGGATCTGAGCACCAAGTAAATGGAGGCCAAAGAAATGCAGGTTATTAAAAATTTCATCCTTAAGCCCTTTTTCTATTGCATTTCCAAGAAACATTTTCATCCTACCGACAGTGTCGGAGGGGTTTGTCTCTGGTTCCCCGATCATGGTCCAGTATTGGTCCCTAAGGTCGCTCATGATAGAAGAGGCATAGTGCTCCCTTCTTTCACGAAAACGTGGGGATTTAAACTCCTCAAAATATCTCTTAATTGCTCCTATAATATCCATTTTACAACTTACTCTCTATGTAAATTTCATACATTGATTTCATCTCTTGCTTAAATTTAAACTTTTTCTCTAATTTTGCAACATATAAATCAATTATTTCTTCGTTCTTTGCTTCAATCTCAAGATAAATAGGGGCCTTATTATTCACTTGTGCCAAGCTAATCACCACTTCTGAAGAGGCCCCAACTTCCCGGATAAAAAGGACAATCTCTTCTTTCTTGATGGAATAGGAAGGTCCGAATAAAAGATTAAGGATCATCTTTGCTTCTTTCGGCTCTTTAATACCAAGGTTAAGCTCTAATCGGTCCACATTATTATTGTTATCCTTGGCCTTCACCGTAATTTCTTGTAGCTGGCGACTAAATCCATCGCTCCCAATGCCCCAAGAATCCCGCAACCTCACAAACTGTATCTCGCTGTTCTCTGGGGCTTTCCAGTAGAAATCTGTGGTCTCGCAAGGATTGATATAACCCTTAATTAAGGACGCCGGCAAATAGTTCATAATGATCTCATACACATCGTCTAGTAAGAGACCGACGATTGTAAATTTCTTCTCTACTTCTCTATGGTTACTTGTGTTCATAGTTCATCCTCATCCAATCAAAATTAAGGCAACGGCTAGGTTAATAAGCCCTACAACCCCATGGATCATGGCCATAATAAATTGCTTTTGTCCTGTTAGCCTGCTGCAGGTTTTTACATTATAAACAAAACAGGCAATATTTGATACAATGAGTAGGTACCTCACTTGTTGCTCCTTTCTTTTATCCTAAACCACTCCAAGAATATTAGACAGCAGAGCATGTGCGAGTAATGGCTTTCCCCAAACTCTGGATCAATTATATTCCCCTTTTTAACCTCTGCTAAATGTCTTTCCAAAGCATTCAAGTATACTTTAGGGTCTGGATAGTTTTTCCAATCGTTATCCGAATGCTTTTTAGCCCCTGCCATAAGCACCCTGACCACGGACTCGATAGGCTCAGGAGGCAAAAGGGAATAGTCTAGCTTCTTTGATTTTTCTTCCATTGAACTCATTTTGTAGTTGTCCTCCTATCATTTCTATTTAGGTCAGATCTACACTCATCACAAACTTTGTTTATATTGACGGGGGTAACTGGTTTTCTGTACGAAAGATTGCAGATGGCACAATGCTGCTCTGTCTCAGAATGATTAGTAGCTTCATCCAGAGTGGGAAAGAGTAAATCACAGTTTTGTCTAGGACATTTAAAGAAAAACATACTATAAATAATACCCTATTATAATCCCAATTACAATATATAATAATAGTTCCCAGTTTCTGGCTATGTTTCTGATTGACAAGGCGAGTAGCAGGGCTAGGTAGCGGGTCATATACCTAACTCCTTGTATTGTTTCGTTTACAAGGTACGAAAGGAACGTCATAGATACCTCAAGGCATACACTATTGCCAATATAATTGCAATTGCTATTAGGTTATATATGTCGTACCAATCGCTCTTATTCATTTTATAACTGGACATCCTCATATCTTAGCACACCTTTTACAAAAAACTACCTTGTTTTATTCGCCCCCTTCTGTTAAGATGTACCTAGCGGGTTTCTTCTAAGCAGTCTTCCCCGCTTTATTATAAAGACTGAAAGTAAATCGAAATCCTCGGTTTAGCGAAAGTTGGCCCCGCATTAAATACATAAGATGCGCGGGCGAGGCACATGCCACCTGAGACACCTCTGGCCGCCCGGTAGGCTAGCACACCCTACCAAAAAAGAGATTGTTTTAGGGGACAAGAGAAAAGGGAAGAACAGCTTTATTACTGTCTGTATTAAAAACGGTACAAACAAGAGGGTACAGATGGTAATAAACGATCGCCCCACAAGCCCCACACACGCTGAGGCAGGTATATAGTACCGCCTCTATTGGTGTGCTATTCCCGCAACTACTATGCTACACAAGTTTATTAAAATACCACTTGACAACAGTACAGGCAGTTGCTAGTATGCAGTATATGGATAAAGATTTACTAAATACACTTATGGAGTCGGCTACTGAGTCCCTCCGAAGAGATTTAAAACACATCTTCGTCCTAGTTGCCAGGGGTAAGTTAGATCCAGGTCCAGCAAGAGACCTAGTAGCGTACATCAAGGCTTTAAAAGAATTAGAATCACAACCAGATGAAGAGGCAGAGAAGCTTAACAAAATGAGTAAAGAAGAATTGGAAGCAGAAGCTAAGAAGCTCATATCACAAAAATGAGTATTAAAAACACAATAATTAGTATCGTCGTTTCTTTGGTTGTGGGGATAGCAATAGGTTATTACTCTCTTCCTGCTAAGATTATAACAAAGACTGAGATTAAGACGGTTACTCAGGTAGTTACCAATACGTCGGTTAAAAAGAAAGACAATACCGTTACTATTATCACTAAAAAGCCAGACGGAACAACCATTACTTTAATTAAGGATAACAATGTCGAAAATAGTATCTCTAGCACACAAGAGAAAACAGAAAAAGATGAAAGCTCGAGCCGAGAAACAGACTACGATAAAAATTATCTCAGCGTCGGTGCTCTTGCTGTATACGATTTTCATAGTGGTAATTATAGCTACGGTGGTTACATCAATCGTCAATTCTTAGGTCCCATTACCATCGGGGTGCAGGCAACCACCTCTCCTCAAGTGGGTATTATGCTAGGAGTGAAGTTTTAATGTCAAAATATTCTAATACTAAACGGCTCCGACTTGCGGAAGCAAGTGGACAATTACGAAAGGTAAATACAATGACTCAAGACGAACTTAAACAACAATATGGTCAAAAATGTGCACAATTGGGGGATGCGATCTTGCGATCTCGCCTCCTCGGACAAGACATTGAAACCCTCTTTGCTCAGCTTACAGACCTTGCAAAACAAGGTAAAGAAGCCGCAGCAGCAGAGGCACCCGCCCCCGCTGCAGAGGAACCAAAAGCATGAGTGATAAACCTGCAAACGGATTGATTGACTTAGCTACGGCGGGAAATATTAAGCCTATCAATTGGTACAATAACGTTAATAGCTATATCGTTAATACTCCTACTAGTGTTTCTATTTTTGTCGCGGGAAAAAGCTACGTAGCTACTTCCATTAAACAACTGCTGAACTTGTTAGAAAAACTATTTGCCTAGGAGGCATCTAAATAATGGGTTTTATGTACAAAGGCAGTAAACTAATATTAGTGTTGTCTGCACTATTTATATTTCCTGTCGCAGTACTACTATTAATTATTAACCTGAGGTTTGTAAAAAAATGATTTTCTTTTCTTCTAAAAGAACTAAGGTCGCTCAAACTGCTGAATCAGTAGCTAAACAAATTGATGACTTTCTAGTTTCGCAAAAGTTGGAAGTAAATGCCTCCATGCGTGAACTAGCAGCTGGAATGCTTCAGCACGAACAAGCGGACGCCGACTCATTTGACCCGGAGCGATTGGGAGCGGCAATACGCCGCCTGATTTTTAACCAACACCTCTTCGCAGTGATTCAAAAAGCTAAAAAAGAGCGAAAAGAAGAAGAGGCAGCAAAGAAAGCTGCAGAAGAAACTAAACCTGAAGTTACAGAGAATAACGTGGTCCCTATTAATGGGGAAAAAGAAACAACCTAGTTTTAAAGAGCTACAGAAGTTTTGGTACTCGGAGTTAAAGAGATCCGGCTTTAACGATCTAGAACACATGAAAAACGGATTAATGCAACCGAAAGCCCTGCACCCAACAAAAGACATAGCATTTAATTACTCTGTCCAACTCCACCAAGATACCTATGAATACTATCGTAGTGCTGGAATATTTCTTCATGAATACAAATTCCAGAATGAATTGGATAAAAGAATATGGGAATTACACTCAGAAGGTCTATATACAATCGATATTGTTCTAGATCCTATGATAAGGGCTTCTCTGAAGCAAAGAGTTAGTCGGGTTAACAGTATTTTGACAAGACTTAAAAAAGAGTTTAAAAATTGGATTCACGAAGTCAATAAAAATGGGGCTAGTAGGTAAATGCAGTTAGGGGATAAAGTAGTTATTGTTCGACCTTATGATCACGATATAGATCATAACTTTGTTATCTCCTCTTGGCTTAATAACTATTACCACGGCAGTGCAGATTTCACAAAGCACGTCAGTAATTCCATCTACTTTAAGTATCACCATTTGCTTTTAAAACGCCTTCTGGGCAGGGCTTGCCGCTCCTCCTATGTTGCGGTATTCGAAGATAAGCCGGATGTAATCCTGGGCTTCCTATCTCACGAGGGAGGACCTACGGTTAGTGTCATTCATTATCTGTATGTTAAGCCCGCCTACCGTAAAAAAGGCGTGGGTCGCCTCCTGGTTTCTTTTTTAGGGGATACTGGGGATAAAGAGCTTTATTGTTCTCATTTAACAAAACTAGGGGTTCGACTCCTTTATAAAATCAAAGGGCTGCAGTATAACCCTTACTTTATAGGATAACTATGACACAAGAGCAATTAGATATAGTTTTGAAATTGGTACAGGCGTCTGTAACCACCGAAAGACTCCTTAAGAAATGGCACGATACCTCTTCTTTTACAAGAGAGATTGAGGTTAGTCTTGCTAATTCCCGTTTGGCCTTATTTAGGGCTGCAGAACAGGCTTGGGAGATGGTTTCCGAGTCAGATGCGGCTAAAACAATTACAGAAGGAAGTAAAAATTGAAAAAGAAAATCGTAGTTGTGTCCTTTATTAATGCGGTCCAAGCCCCTCCTTACATTGCGGCAGAAACACAATTAAATGTGCACAGACGTAACGACATTGAGATGTTTTACGAAGATGGGCACTTAACTGTTTTGTGTGGAGACGGGGAAGTAATTATTCCAAACGGAAACATCAAGGCTATGGTTGTAGCTAGTGGCAAAGATAAGCCGTAAACCAGGGCACAATGACACTGTATGGGAGAAGATTCGCCAAGAGAGAATCCTACCTTTGATACGCTACAAGATGCGTGCCTATTACAGTAAGCAAAGGAAAAGTAATCCCTATCACAAAGAGATAAGATCCGCCCTCCACCAGATACTAATGCGCATTCGGAGGATTAAAGAGTATCAGATAGAAAAGAGAACGCGTCTTTCTAAGAAAGATAGGAGATTTAAGAAGGATATTGAGGCCAAGTTCCTCCCTGAGATGTGCTGGGAGAATTATGGTAAATTTGCAGGGGGGTGGAAAATAGGATTCGAAGTCCCCCTTAAGAGTGCAAAGTCTAAATACGAAATAAAGAAATATTCTAGAAATGTAAACATAATTCCAGTGTGGCCAATCAGTGTCAAAAAAACTTAAAAAAGTAATTACAGAGCTCTCTAAACGATCAACTAAACGAATTGATTTAGATGTGCTTTGCTTTCCCAAACAAAAAGCATTCATCGAGGACACAAGTAAATATAAATTGGCCATCTGTTCTCGTAGATCGGGGAAGTCAGTCGCGGAAGGTTTGGAACTCCTTATAACAGCCTCCCAATTCCCAAACTGCAATCAACTCTATATAACAACCTCTCGTGCCCATGCCAAGATGATATTGTGGCCTGTTCTTAGACAATATAATAGGGAATTCCAACTTGGCGGTAAAACAAACGAAACAGAATTGAGCTTTACTTTTCCTAACGACAGTAAGATCTACATATCAGGCGCCCACGATAAGACTGAGATTGAGAAGTTCAGGGGTATAATGCGCCTTAAGAAAGCCTTCATTGACGAACTACAGGCCTTCCCCGACTACATCACATCTCTTATCAACGATGTAATTTCTCCCGCTCTCTTGGATCTAGATGGCTCTCTCATTATAACAGGAACCCCCGGCCCTATACCGGCGGGATTCTTTTACGACGCCTGCACAAACCCACAGCAGGAGTGGTCACGCCACCACTGGACCTATTTTGATAATAAGTTTATTGAGTCCCTTTCAGGTAAAACCCATGAAGCTCTCTTGCAAGCGGAACTAAAAAAGAGAGGGGTTACTAGAGACCACCCATCTATTAGAAGAGAATACTTTGGAGAATGGGTACTAGATTCTGATTCTTTAGTAATTCACTATGATCCTATAATAAATGGGTTTGAAAAGCTCCCGCAACTCACACACTACATTCTAGGGGTGGATATTGGGTATAAGGATGCGGACGCCCTCGCAATTCTAGGATATGCACAGGGATCGAAAGACATTTATCTTGTGGAAGAGAAGATTACAAGAAAGCAAGATATCTCCGCCCTTGCTCAAGATATTGAGAGAATGCGCTCTAGATATAATCCATATAAGATTGTAATGGATGCAGGGGCTCTTGGTAAGAAGATTGAAGAGGAGTTCAAAAGAAGATTTCAAATTCCTGTTGAGGCTGCCGATAAAGTTAGGAAAGCAGAAAATATCGCCCTTCTTAATGACTATTTGAGAACGGGTAAATTTAAGGCGGGCACAACGTCTAGGTTCGCGCAAGACGCTTCCAAAATGGAATATGATTATGATAAATCCACCCCCGATAAATTGGTAGTGAGTAAGAGGTTTCATAGTGATATTGCGGATGCGGTCTTATATGCATTTAAAGTCGCCAATGCCTTTCTAGAAACAGCTATAAAACCCTCTTTCAAATACGGCTCTGAGGATTATTGGAAAGAAGAGGCTCGTAAAATGGAAGAGCACGAAATTCAAAAATATCAAGAAGAGTCTAATCAGATGCCAGATCTTTGGGATGAGTTTTATAAAAATTAATGAATATTTTATACTGCACTTGCCCCCGTGCTTGATCCCATACTTGATTTAGTACCTGATTCCGCAGTTCACTCCGGATTGGACCCCACACTTTATTAGCAACCTTATACCATATTGAATTCCAATCCTTATCTCTTAGATTCATTTCGTACTCCTGTGAATTTGAAACCACACTTCACTCCGGATCGGACCCCAGCTAACCCCTGCATTTGAGACCACGCTTCAGACCGGACTGGACCACACACTTCATACCGCAATGGACTCCGCACTTCATACCGCACCCTATACCATATTGAACTCCAATCCTTATCTCGTATGTTCATTTCTTTTCTTTCTGTATTTGATTCCATATTTGACATATTCGATTCCGCACTCTACTCGGCATTTGCTCTTGCATTTGAGCCCAATAAATTTCCCACCATATTTTTTCCCCTAGCCCGACCCCAAATCTTAATCCATTTCCCAATTATAAACTCTTTTTTACTAATAAAGCAATCTTTATTACATAACCTATTATAATTATTAACTAACTTGCAAAAACACCCTTTTATATAATGGAAAAGAAAAAATTAAAACAATTAGTGTCTTTTTTACGTGTTTTAGGTGTAAATAAGGTCAAATTAAGCGAAAATAGTGCAGAATCGTACTGTGGAATTATTGAGCTGGAATTAGAGCCTATAGCCCCAAAACCCACCAGAAACCGAAAGACCTCCCCAGCGGAAACCCCACTAAAGAAAGACCCTCCTATAAAAACGGATGAGGCTATTGACTTTCTCAATTGGTCCACTTTTCAAATAGAAGAAAATAACTAATTATGGCAAATGATAGAATTACAAAGCACGATCCAATTAAGGCCGCTAATAAAGGGCAGAGCTCAAAGCCTGAAATTAAAGATAACTATGCTTTCCAGGGCAAGTGGTGGGATCTAAAGAAAGAAAGGGATATGGTTGGAACCATATTCTCTGTTGTCTCCTATCTAAAAACTAATCAAACGTGGCGGCAGCAACAGGCAGCCCTCTTCGCCCGCCTATACGGCAACATGCCCTTATACTCGTGGTTGGGGGTTAATCTCAATAAGATCAATGCCCAGTACAAGTTCCCATCAGACAGAGTTACTTTAAATGTAATTCAATCGTGTTGTGATACGCTGAAAGCCAAAATTGCCCAATCCAAACCCCGCCCTGTATTCCTCACCTCCGGAGGAGACTACAAGAAAAGAAAACTATCTAAAGAATTAAATAAGTTCTGTGATGGTGAGTTATACCGTCTTAAGGCAAATGAGATCTTACAACAAGTCTGTATGGATAGCTTTATTCTAGGAACAGGTATTGTTAAGATTTTTGAAAAAGATAAAAAGGTTGCAATTGAACGCACTCTATGCACTGAGTTATTTGTAGACGAAGTCGAGAGTCTATATGGCAATCCTCGTCAGTTACATCAGTTAAAACTAATAGATCGAAGTCAACTTTGTGGTATGTTTCCGGACCATAAGGTTATGATCATGGCGGCAGAGGCAGGGCAGTTCGACGCTAGTGGGGAGGCCTCTCGCAGTATTGCAGATCAGATAATGGTCGTCGAATCTTGGCATCTTCGTAGTAGTGAAGATTCCAAAGATGGTAAGCACGTAATCTCAATCAATAATGGGGTTCTTCTAGAAGAAAAGTATGAAAAGAGCTGTTTTCCTTTTGTGTTCTTTAATTACGCTCCCCGTACTCTGGGCTTTTGGGCGCAGGGCTTGGCAGAGCAGTTGATGGGACTTCAAAACGAGATTAATAAGCTTTGCTACGTTATCCAGCAGTCCATAAATCTCATTGGGGTGCCACGCGTATTCGTTGAGGATGGGTCTAAGGTTGTGAGTGCCCACATCAATAATCAAATTGGGGCGATTGTTAAATACCAAGGCACTAAGCCTATTTATGAAGTGGCCCCTTGCGTTCCTGCCGAGATTTATCAAGAACGAGATCGCCTAGTCCAATATTCCTATCGTATTTCAGGTATTAGTGAGATGCAGGCTTCGGCTATGAAACCCGCAGGTCTTGATTCAGGCGAGGCTATCAAAGCCTACGATAATATCTCTTCGGATAGGTTTGCCATCACGGCCCAGAACTATGAGAAAATGTTCATTGATCTTGCATATCAAATTATAGATAAGGCGCAGCAGATTTATAAAGAAGAAGGTTCTTATTCTACGGTTGCCCCCGGAAAGAACGCAGTTAAGAAGATTGACTTTCCAGATTTTAACTTAGAAAAAGATGATTTCATCATTCAATGCTTTCCTGAAAGTTCATTGCCAAAAGAACCGGCCGGTAGGTTGGATGAAGTGCAGAAACTTATGCAGGCTGGGATGATTAGTCCCAAAATCGGTAAGCAGCTTTTACATTTTCCTGATTTAGACTTCTACGAAGATATTTCAAACGCCCCTCTTGACTACATTGAGGAGAGTTTGGATAAGATGATTGAAGAAGGGATCTACACTCCTCCAGAACCTTACGACGATCTCTCCCAAGCTCTTCAATTTGCCATATGGTACTACGCACGTGCTAAACGAGACAACGCAGAAGAGAGTAAATTGGAACTCATAAGGCAGTATATACACGATGTAACTGACTTACAACAAGCAGCTATACCTCCACAACAGCCGGTAGCTCCTCAACCGCAAGCGCAACCTGAACAAGGGCCGACTTCACAACTCCTGCCTAATGTCCCTCAGGGCTAATAATACATCCATTCGTTAGAGTGAAATCACAGGGCGCTCCTGTTTGTGTACTTTGATAAAGACCCGCAGGCAGTAAAGTTAGTCCGCTAGAGGGTTTTTCATTTTTTGTCCTGTAACAAGCTCAAGAAAGCAGTGAGTAAGTCATGCTCATAAAGAGACTGCTTAACTAGTTCTATATTTGAAGCCTCGAGCTTATCTAGTCTATCACTGTGTGTTTCAAGAGCTTTGTTTAACTCCCTTCCTGAAATAATAACAAACACTATGGCCACAATAAACGCTGTGTCTACTAAATAATGTTTCATGCTGTTCTTCCTTTCTTCATTTCTTCATTAAAAGATTTATTTGCTGCCTTTTCAACATACGCTGCATTACGAGGTTTGTCCAGGTGTTTATTTGCCACTAGTAAACAGTGAATGCAAATATTCACATTATTATTATTAGTGATGATTTTAGTGATTTCGGTATCTATATCTAAACCACAGAAGTTACAAGAATACGTATTCATTTTATCTTCCTTTTGTTAAAATTTAAACGTGTAAATTGTCCCGATTGCTGCCGCCTGCCCAATACCATTCATCAGAATCTCTCTACCAGATACATTTGTATGGGATTGCTGGGCTTTTAGGTAGGAATAGGTGGTGGTTCCTAAAAAAGTAATTAGGCTACTAAAAATAACTGCTTCAGTCCGGTTAAACACTTTCCCATATCCAGTATAAAAACAAGTGTTGTAATATTGGCTATACTCACACTTTTGATGCGTGCCAATTCCTAAGAACTTGCTAGAGATACCATATACTAGTGTTTGCACTGCAAACGAGGTTCCCATGTGGTCCCAATCGTTTGTGTCTTCTTTTGTTGTTTGATTGCTAAGTATAAGTAAGAAAAGAATTATTAGTACTAACAGAAGTTTTTTCATTGTGCTTTCTCCCTCTATTCTTTAATTATAGGGCGGGTTGCTTTAATAGGGAAGCCTGCAATTGTGCTTTTATTTTAACAATGTTTTCATTTAAGGCGTCGGGAAGCGGAACGGGCTTTGTTCCTGTCCTAGCGTCGTTTGTTCGCGTACACTTCTCGGTAGGTCTTAATTCTTCTCTTAGAGGTTTTCCCGCTCTTGGTTCTAACGACGGGAACTATGAGAACGTGTCGGATTAGGGACAGATCTTTACCGCCATAACGGACGTAACCCAATTGCCCACCGTCAACCATGGTTTGCTGATCACAGGGGCATGTTTTGTAATCGTGTGTAAAGTACGAGATGAGTACACGGCCACAACAGAGACAAACTACACCCTCGTGAGCATACTTAAATTCAATGTTCTTCATCTATGACCTCTTTCTTTTAATAGCTCAATAAACGAGGTGAGTAGCCCATGCTCGTAAAGAGCCTCATTCTCTAAGGCCACCATGCGGTCGGATTGGTCCGTAAGGTCTTTATGGAGCTTCTGAATTTGGGCTGTGGACACCACTACTCCCGCAGAAGCAAACACCAGTAAAGAAGCAGCAATTATAGTTAATAGAGCTTTCATTTCTTCCTCCCTTTATTAGAGACAAATATGCACACATCTGGACTAAGCGCTACCAAACTTCTTCTCTTTCTTTTCAACCAGCTTCATAAGCTGCCGTAACTCTTTTGAGGACACTCTTAAATGAACCATTGGTCATTACCTCACCCATTTCTTCAAAAGGTCTCGGGCCTCTTCGGCAAACGGGTATGCATATCCCTCACTGTCACACCCAAACTCTGCAGCCGTTCTAAAATGTCTTTCGCCTCAAGCAATTGTTTTTTCAATTGCGACCATGCTTCAGCACTCTCGGCGAGTTGTTCGCGCGCCTGATCACGTTGTCGCAAAACCCGAATGTGGTGCTGTTGAAATTTCTCAGCAATCATTTTCCAATGCTCAATATCTTTTTGAAACTGAGCTTCCCGACAATCGCACGCATGGTGATGGGTGGTGCAGCTCATTTAGTTCTCCTAGCTAATCTACGGCACTGCTTAGGGTGCACACAATCAATGCGATGCGGGTACCTAATGTAGGGTTCTTTAAAAGGTTTATCTAAATCTATTTCTAGCTCGGTATCGATAATAGTATTGATAACAGTCCCTTTCCTTCCATTAAGCATTATTGTGCTGCCGCCCTCGGAGGGACTGAACAACCCATAAACTTTAACCCTATCGCCTACAGATAACTTCGTAGGCTTCGAGGGCAGAATATCTGCGGCGGCCACTACAGAAATGCATAAACAAATAAGGATCAATACTGGTTCCACGATGAACCCGTATGGCCCGAAAGCGTAAACTGCGAGTACAGTAAGAGGCAGACATATTCCTGTAAAGATCCCTATGAATAGAAAAAAACCTTTCATTCTATTTCCTCCACGCAAACGAGGCGGGCGGTATGGGTATCTTTACTCATTTTCATATTGTCCCACGCTGTATATAAACCATCTATGGGTTCTAAGCGACCATACACAATCAGCGCCTTTTCCAACCGTTCGTGGAGGAGGCGATTAAGAAAATCGGTGCCTGCCTGTTCGCCGTAATCTTCGGCCAATGTTGCCGCTGCGGTAAAATCCTCTGCCCTAAATTCTAAATCACCGAGCTTCATTCTTCCTCCAATCCCCTCACTCGCTCGCAGTTTGGACAATCCGTATTATGGACTTCGGTCCCAAAGGGAATATTCATACCGTGTGCTGTTAATCCACAATTAAGGCAGTCCACGCAAACAAAGTCTATCCCTCTAAGTCTAATTATATTTCTAATTTACTAACGAGCAATCTTTCTATTATGTTTATTTAAGCACAATTCAAATTGCCCTATGGACGAATCGCACACTGCCGGACGAACAAAGAGATCCGATCTGATTTGAGAACTATAATAAAGAGTCCAACCCTGCATCAGAATAACACCGAATAGGGATAGAATTAAGAATACATATTTCATATTTACCTCAAATGATTAAGATACTCCAGTATAAATACTTTAGGTGCGTAAATACATGTGATTAGGGCTTCTGATGAGCGAAAAAGAGCTGATAGGGCGATCACTCCTATCGTCAAGCCGATCGCGGATGCGCGTACTCGCTTAAAGTCTCTATCAACAAAACTATCATCCTTAGTGCGGAGAAAAATGACTCTTGTTATCACAATGGTGCTTGTTATAACTAGTAAGGAACTAATTGTATAAATACTAGACATTATGATTTCTTTTTGTACCAATTCTTTGGTAAGATCTGGTGCTTGCTCAAGCACGAAATTTTTTGTATTTGTTAATATACGAATTAATTCTGTTATTAATTGATCTGTAGGTTTCATTTTAATAATCTCCTTGGTAATCGTCGTCATTCTTCATGGAGCATTCCATGCAAAAGTCATCTCCGGTAGTGTCCTCAACTTTATTAAGGCAATCCATTGTAATGCATTTATCGAATTCAGAAATTTCAGTCTTGAGATTAATAGCCAAAAAGATCCCTGCAGGTTCGAAGGAGACAACACTATTAGTTACAATATCTCCAGAATATTCTAAATTATCCGCACAAGTATAGAGATCCCCGTCTTCTGTAACAATTTGTTCGTTATCACTGACAACAAGTCCAATCAGTCTTTTCTTTGGCATTTAATTCTCCTCTTCAGAATCTTTTCGGCCTCTGGGGTATGGAAAAAATACCCAGGAGTTTTAGAGATTCCGCGCACGACACGATTACAAAACCATTACGTACAGTTGCTATTTTTCTCGTTCTCCCAGATATTTTATCCATCATTCCCTCTTTCCGAGCGATGCAACAGTATGTTGCTTAGAGCCTCGAACGCAATGAGTTAATCGACAACTCTAGAAATCATTTTCGTAAACGGATCTTTTTGTCGCACAATGCGGACCTCATATTCACCCTCTTCAATCTCAACTGGAAGATGCTCTTCGTGGGTTAAGAAGGCTTTAGGGCTAGTGACTTTTAGGGAGGTTACAAGACCATTGGTTTCATAGATAGTGGCTTCGCCGGTAGTGAAGCGGTGCGCGTGCCCTGTGTGTTCCCCGTCTTGTACTACGTTAGTGCGGTTTGCTTTAGGAATCCCGCCCCGCGTAGCCCCATCCCTTCGAATGAGAACCACGTCCCCTTGTTCAATTACAATTAGCTTATTCATCTTCCTTTTTCTCCTTAATTTGGCCACCCGCCACAAGTGATAAAAACTTCTGACTAGCCTTTGTTTTTGTTAAATCAGTATCGGTTTTTTTAAGTTCTGATAAGAGGGTTGTGTAAATCCCTACGAGCTTTTCCGCCTCCGACAACCACCCCTCAAGAAATTTTATTGTTAATTCCAAAATAACTTCTTTTGGATACTTATGTTAATTGGACCGGCTCTACATACTCATCCAATCCTAGTCTCCATGCTAGCGCTTCCTTAACCGTATTGCAAGTGTCTTCGACTCCCTCGATGTGCTGGGCATTGATGGAGGGGTTGTCCATTTTAAGGACGCGGGCGGTAGTAACCTCATCTTCTGAGATATTTAGGGTAATTTCAATAAGTTGATATTCAATCTCCTTATTGTTGTATTTGGCCATATAGGTGTCCAATACCTTTCCTTTAGTATCTCGGACAAACTTTTCAAGCCCAATCTTTCTGAGGAGCTCACGCCGCACATCCACGTTAGGCTCTTTCATAACACTTTCAACCGTCATGTGTTCGGCTGGAGTCATAACCTGCTCTTCGGTCATTTGAATGTTGTTTAGGAAGTACAGGGCGAATCCGTCCGGATAGAGAATTGCAGGGCCCTTAGTATTGTGCAAGATTTTGTTATCCTCTGGCCCAATTAGGTGGATCTCTTTTGGATTGGGGGTGATTACTACTGTGTCGTCGGAAACCCAACACCAGCCTGCAAGGTTTGCAAGGCGGATAAGGAAAGTGGAGGCTTCCGTTTCCTCTTTGATGCTTAATTCTTCTCGAAAGAAGTCATGGTAACAGAGCCAAGCGGCGTCTTGCGCCCCATATAGGATGTTGGTGGTGTTTCCTGTTGCCTGCGCGCCCGCTAAGGGGGAGCCGAAATACACAAAGTGCTTGGGTTCTGCAAGTCCATGAAACTTATACATATCTTTAAAGCACTGTTCAACTTTTTTTTTATCTAATTCTTTAGTGGAGTTATTAATTTCTGACCACTTTTTACCATATACAGATAGTTGTATTTCTTGTTCTTTTGTTAACCGCTTAATATCCTTTAATTTCATTTTTGTTCTCCCTCTTTAGTTAAGAATAGTTGCTTTATATTTTTCATTCAACAAATAAATTATGTTTTTATTTTCTTATTCGGTTCCGCTCTTGATCTAGCTTACTGTGCAATTGGGCCGCGTCTCTAGGTAAGCTTTCGCCTTAGCCCAAGGTATGCTTAATAAGATCCTTGAATCCGGTCCTATAATGAATAAGATGCCGTTATTAATAAATGCTCTCATTATTCCTGTCTATCCGAAGGTAAAAAACCAGACATCTGCTCTGGATCGCCCGTAACAGGCTCACCGAGCAAGCGTCGAATTTATCCGGCTTAGTCCATGCGTACCATACTTGAATGCTCTACTCCAATCCTTATCTCTTAGATTCATTTCCTACTCCTGTAAATTTGAGACCACACTTGAATCCACACTTGAATCCACACTTGAGTCCTCACTTGATCCAGTGGATGATACCTCATTTCAGACAGAACGGGGGCACACCATGTCGTGCCCCGCACCCAACCCTCCATTAGACCCTCTATTCGACCCCAATCCTTACGTTTTAAGTTCTGCATCGATAATCCTTTTCATTTCTGCTAAGGTTTGTGTCTTAACAATATTCTTTCCTTTAAAGTAATAGAAAGAACCATCATATAGATTCTGCCTAATTTCTATGTTTTTGTAAAGTATCATCGTTCACTCCACTCACTGCGCTTCGCACCTATGGTGCTCTTTGCGCGGGTTTAAAAATAGTACTTGCGACAGTCCTACCCAATTGGTACCAAACCGATTCGCGGATTGAGACCCCGTTGAACGGTTAAAAGCGTACATTCCTTATCTGTTGCAATAATGTCTCCCTTCGGTTAAATTTAGAATGCCGAATTTAATTGTTAATAATTAAGGATGTAAAGATACTATTGCAATCTCGGTGCCGTTCCTTGTAGGCAGGGCTGCTCTTGGTAGATTGTATAAGAGAAACAATTCGTATGACTTTTTTACAATCCCTTATAACTAGTTGTAATTACTAGTCTGAATGAAACGTTTAGAATTATTCTAAATAGATTCTTTTACATAATTGCTATAAGAACTATAATAATAAGGACTTATGTGTGTTTAATATTTTACTACTGTACATATAAAGATGAGAATGATTATCATTATCAAAACCACTATTTTTGCAAAGTTGTGTTGTATTTATAGCAGAAATAGTACATACTCCCTATTACAAGCCCCTTAAGAAGGAAAAAAAGAAGAGGGGAGTGCTTCCAGCGCGTAATAGTCGTATCACTAACAAGGCGCCCTGGACGATACAGAGTCGAGAGATAATAAAAAGGGGAATCCTACCCCGTTCAGACCGTGATGGTGATAACTGAACTAGACGCTGTACCCGGTTCCACATCACTGAGATTAAGATGTGTCCATAGGCAGAAGTATTGCCGGTATCCTAATGTAAAACGGGGGATGTTTGTTTTTAATTCGAAAAAGAATTAAGAATTAGACATCTTCTAAGGGATTACTATGCCATCAACGATCTTCCTCGATGAGAATAGACGTTGTTGGTACCTCCCTAAGGATAGTTGATTAAGATACCGATGGTGCACTGTTTAAGTTTGTTATATCATGTTTTAGAAGCAAGTCTCCCTTGCAAGTGAGCCCTGCACTTCCCCCTCCGAGCACACGCTCCATAGGCGGTACATCAGGGTTCACTAGGTTCAAGTACATGATATAAGTAGGCCATACTCTGCTCTCTTATAACAATAACAAAGATAACTACTTAATATAATAAATCTTATCTAATAATCTCCCAATAATAGACAACTCAAATAACAAAAAGGAATAAATAAATGTCTAACCAAGCAGTCCTTGGTGATAACTTCAAAGTAACTCCTACTACTCCCACAGCTAACCCAGCTAAGAGTGGTTCTGTCCCCATCCCCGCCCAACCCCAACAAACAACTCCCCCTTCCCCAGTAGCAGTTCCCCAAGTAGTAGATGCAGACAAAGCAGATCTAGACAAACGCTTTAATGCTCTGGTTGCCAAAGAAAGATCCTTAAGTCAAAAGGCTCAACAGATCTCAAAGCAGAACCAAGAGTACACAAAACGTATTGCAGCACTTGAAGAACAACTCAAAGGTGTCCCACCAGTAGAGCAGGTAAAGACGTCCACTATAAACGATTTAAAGGCTCGTGCTTTGGCGAATCCCCTTGAAGCCATGAAAGAGCTAGGGTTGACCTATGAGCAGCTCACACAGTTCGTTTTAAACGATAATAGACCCACTCCTGAATTGGTAGAGACTAGATTACAACAAGAGATTACTTCCATTAAGAATAGACTGGAAGCAGAGCAGAAGGCAAGGGATGAAGCTTTCAAGACTCAGCAGCTCCAGATGCAAGAGCAGTCGCAACGTCAGTACGCTGAGGCGGCCAACCAAGTTAAGTTAGAAATTACAGATTTTGTTAGTGCGCGTCCAGATGACTTCGCACTTATCCAAAAGAATGAAGCGAGTGAGACCGTCTTTGAGGTAATGAATCAGCATTACAACAATACGGGTCGCATTATGAATATCGAGGAAGCCTGCAAGTTAGTCGAAGAGTACTTCGAAGAACAAGCGCTCGATCTATTCAAAGTAGCGAAACTGCAGGCAAAGTTAGGATCTGCACCTAAATCTACCCCGGCTAGTGGCTCGCCCAGTACTGATAATACTACTGCGAGTGGACAGTCTAGTCAAGAAGTTAAAACTAAACCGAAGTGGGTACCCAGTACCCTAACACATCAATTATCTACTGAAGGCGCCCCAGTGCGAACTGGGAAAGAAAAACTTACTTATGAGCAACGTAAAGCTATGTTGTTACAGAAGTATGGAATGCCCAAGTAAGATAGTAACAATATAAGACTTTTCTTTTCCTAGCACTACGGTGTGTGGCGAAGCGAAGCGGAGAAACAATGTCTATTTTTAATACAGCTACAAACCAGATTGCGTCGCTCAAAGAGTTGTACGACAATCCTACAGAGTACATGAATGACCTCGTGTACAAACGAAATCCTCTTCTTGCAATCATCCCAAAAGATGAAAGTAAAGAAGGAGCGGCTGGTAAGTATAAACTATAATGTACCTCGGTAGGGCAACCTATCGTAGCAAATTGGTCAAAAACGGTGGAAGCTGAAATGCCAACCCCGTGGTAAGCAGGAGACCAAAACCCTCCTGCCACTGTAACGCGTAGTACTTGAACCCGATGTAACAACGGAATATAATAGTACCAAGAGTGACCAATAACCTTTAGTGGGTTAATAATGTACGCTGAGCTTAAACGAAAAGTATGTCCCAGATGTAAGTCAGAGAAGCAAGAGTCTGAATTTGGGAAAGATGGCACGACATCCTCCGGAGTATCGAGCTGGTGCAAACCCTGCAAAAAAGCATGGCGAACACAGCATAGAAAAGATAACCCAGAGATTATTAAGAGACTTGATTTTAAATCAGATCTTAAGAAGAACTACAACATCTCTGTAGAAGATTACTACAAGATGTTTGATGAGCAAAAAGGATGTTGTGCTTGCTGTGGTAGGAACGCTACTGAATTCCGAAGAGGGCTTCACGTAGACCATGACCATAGCACAGGCCAGGTAAGAGCCCTTCTATGTACCAAATGTAATCCAGGACTTGGATACTTTGATGATTCTATAGAAAGACTTGAAATGGCTATTAAATACTTACGAAAGTTTAAGAAGTAAGAGATAAAAAACTCTTACGATAACAGACTGATACCCGTGCCTCTTATCTATGGCGATCCGCAAGGACGTTCTGCTACGTTTTCGAACGCACAGAACAACCAAACGGCTACCCAAATGCAATCGTTCTTTGTCTACAGAACAACGAACTATGTCATTGCCTCTATCAGTAACGAGCTCTTGGAAGCTGCTACTGGTGACAATGCTGGTGCGTTCTTAGACCAAGGTAAGTTGCAAGTTGACGCAGCGTTCCGATCCATCTCGAACGACTTGGCTTCCGCCTTGTTCCGAAGTGGAACTGGTACTCGCGGTCAAATCGGAAGCTACTCCTTAGTTGGAACGACCATGACGATCGTTCTTTCCGATCAGCAAGACATCGTGCAATTCGAAGTTGGAATGACTTTAGTTGCTACGTCTACTGATGGTGGCGTTCCTTCGACTACTACTGCAGTGGTTACGAACATTAACCGTTCGAGCGCGCAGCTCATCCTCCAATCGTCCAGTGGTACTCCTTCTGCTCAATTCGCAGTTGGTAGCTTCCTGGTCGTACAGGGTGACATCGGGGCTTCAGGCGCGGCAAACACTTCGCAATTCTTAAAGATTAGCGGACTTGCTGCTTGGCTCCCTCCCGTTGCTCCAGCTCCTGGTGATAACTTCTGGGGCGTTGATCGCTCTCAAGACGTTACCCGTCTCGCAGGGGTACGGTTCGATGGTTCAGGCGAATCGATCGAAGAAGCGCTTATTGACGGCGCTAGCATAACGGCACGAGAAGGCGGACAGCCCGACATGTGCTTTATGAACTTCGCTTCCTATGCAGCTCTTGAAAAAGAGTTGGGAAGTAAGGTTCAGTATGTTGACGTGCGTGGTGGAGAAGGCGATATCGCTTTCAAAGGCATCACGGTTCATGCTCCATACGGCCCCATCACGGTTGTGCCGGATAGAAACTGCCAACAACAGACTGCCTATTTGTTAGATATGTCTGTGTGGAAGTTGCGGTCGCTTGGAAAGGCGCCCCATATCCTCACGTACGGTATGGAAGGTCTTGAAGGACTTCGCGTTGGTAATGCCGATGCGTTGGAATTCAGAATTGGCTATTATGCGAACTTAATATGTAGTGCCCCAGGGTGGAATTGCATCATCGCTCTTAGTGCGTAATTAAATTATGGGGACCTAAGTAGATAATTTTACTTGGGTCCCTATTTACAAAGATTTGAAAAGTTTCATGTAATGTTTACATGGATAAACCGTCTGCTCGGTTCGTAAGAACTGAACGACACCCTCTCCCCTAAACTCTTCGGGCGATACTAATAGAAGAGTTTCAGTTGCTTCGGAACTGGAAGAAAATATAATCATATGGCAAGACTTAAATATCAATTTCTCTATAGTGCACAACCCATGCTCACGTACCTTGAAGGTAACGTTGTTATTGGTCCCTCAGGGGAAGTAGGCACCGTTAAAGGTGCAGGCATTAAGGCTGTTAATAGGCTCAGCGCAGGTATGTACCAAATCGTCCTGAACCAAGTATATCCGCGCTATTTGGCCGGACAAGCCGGGTTTGTTAGCCCGATCACCTCCCTCTCTACCTCGACAACCTCGGGTGCAGTGCAAGTTATTGCTTCGTTAGGGACAGCCACACCGGCCCAGTTCCAAGCAGTAGGACTTCCTGCTAGCGTCACCCCAGCGGTTGGAGTTACGTTTGTCCCCACATCGTCAGCCCTGATCGGCGGAAGTGCCCAAGTAGGCGTTCCTTCCAGCTCAGGAATCATGACTGTGGAATTAGTGGGAGATGCAAATACAACCATCATCAATCCGGCCCTGCCCTCCTTAGTCATGCAGTGCCTGGATGCCTCGGGAGCCCCTACGGACCCCGCAGCCGGATCCGTCCTAGGATTCGACATGTTCCTTAAGAACTCTACCGCTAAAGCCGGTAACGAGTAGTCACAAATAGTGTGTCACCCCCGCGACTATACATCGCACTGGGTGGTGCGCGAAGCACAATTCGCTTAGCTTCGATACAAAGCAGGCGTGGGAGGGAGGGAAGACTTAAAACGTTTTCCTTCCTTCCATCAATTCTTTTTCTTAAAGGAACCCTATGGCCGACCCAAATTCCTTAACACTAGACCAACTCATCCTGCAAGCAAAGCAGAGATCTGACCTAGTTAATTCAAATTTTATCACTACCGAAGAGTGGACGTACTACGTTAACGCCTCATACCTAGAGCTGTATGATCTTTTAGTAACGTGCTACGAAGACTATTTCGCAGTCCTTCCACCCCCTACTTATAACTTCACAGGACTTACTGACACATACCCCCTGCCAAACGATTGCTATAAGGTACTAGGAGTAGACCTTTCGTTAGCAGCGCAGGTCGGAGGACCTACGGACGCGTGGCTTACCTTAAGTAAGTATAATTTCTCCGACCGGAATAAGTACGTATACGGTAACACACCACTTACTTATTTGGGAGTACTTAATTTAAGATACCGCATCCTTGATAATAGTATTAGATTTATCCCCCTTCCTGCAGGTTCCCAATCCTGGAGGTTATGGTATGTTCCTTTCCCACAACCTTTAGTTGTTGGTACGGATGTACCGGCAACTCCTGGGCAGTGGAATGAGTACATTGTTACGGATGCGGCGATTAGGGCTATGCAAAAAGAAGAGTCGGACGTAACAGTCCTTGCTCAACAAAAGTCGGAGCTCATTAAGCGTATTAACGGGTCGGCAGTTAACAGAGATGCAGGGTTCCCAGATACCGTTAGTGATACCCAAAAAATGAATAGGGCCTACGGTTCTTACGGTAGTGATGGTCCGAACGGCGGGATGTAAAAATGGCCCTGATCCCAATTTTCCCGAAGCTCCAAACAGGAGATCCAGTTCTACAGAGATTGCAAGACAATATTGCCATTTCTTTGAACCCTCTTGTAACGTCTCCCACTTTAAATACGCAAGTATTAAAGAGTGTGAGTTTGAGTTCTGGGACTAATGTCATCAACCACAAGTTGGGACGCAACCTACAGGGTTGGAAGATAACTCGTATGCGGGATACATTTTCTCAGATTTATGATAGTCAGGATTCTAATCCCAATCCCACAAAGACATTAATTTTAAATAGTTCTGTGAACGTTGTAATTGATATAGAGGTTTTTTAATATGGCCCTTACCCCAAATATGAACTTGGAATTACCAGTTATTGGTACAACTCCAGATCCCACATGGTCACAAGAATTTCTTGACAACTTTAATATTCTAGACGTCCATAATCACACTCCCGGTCTTGGGGTGCAAATTCCTACAGCCGGTATTGCAATCAACGCCGACTTCCCATTTAATAGTTATAATGCAACTCTACTGCGAAGTGCGCGCTTTAATAACCAAAGTGCCCCCCTATCTCTTTTAACAGACATCGGATGCTTATATGTTAATGGCGGAGATCTCTGGTATAATAGTTCTTCAGGGCAGCAAGTTCAAATAACTTCGGGAACTGGGGTTAACGTTTCTGGTACCGGCGGATTCAAAGGGGACTATGTAACTTCTAATGCAGTTGCATATTTTAATAATACCTCTAACTTATTTTACTATACAAACTCTAGTGGTGTTTATTCAAACTCCCAAGTAGGGCAGCTCCTTCTAACTAACGGAACTTCCAATATCGTTGCCCTCTCGGCAAACCCCGCGTCTGCCTCCAACTACACAATAACCCTACCATCATCTCTACCAGCATCGCCAAAGATATTAAATATCAGTAGTACAGGGTCCCTTGGGTATTATGATGCTGACAATTCCACTCTGCAGATTGCAGCAAACCTATTGCAAGTAAAGCCCTTAGGGATTACGGCTGCCCAAATAGCAAATAATACCATCACAACTAATCAGATTTCAAATTCTGCCGGAATTACAAACGTTCAGCTAGCTGCAACCAACTACGCAATCTCTAGTGCGGTAACTGTCTCAACCTCTACTTTTAATACCCCAGTAAATATATTAGTAGCGGATATTACTCTCACTTGTAGTGGTAATAGGTTAGTGGTGGTTCAGCTACTTCCTGGAGCGGGGTTTGGGCCCAGCGGTCTGCGTCTAACAGCTAACGGGAGCGGTGGAAATGTTCGGGCCAACTATCATATTCTTGTTGATGGGATTGATACGAATGAATCTATTTTAATTACTTCAGGCTATTTAGCTGCAAGCGAATATTGTGATTTTCCAGTAGACTCTGCCTTTGGAATTATAGCTACATCTGCAGGGGCACATACTTTTAACATATCAATGACAATGAACAATGCGCAACCAGGAGCCGCTTCTGCAAGCAGTATAGCGGCAAATGGAGTAAAACTTTTTGTGTACGAGATCTAAATAAGTGCCAATAACAACCTCAAATATGGGATTAGAACTCCCGACCCTTCACGTAACTCAAGACCCCGTGTGGTCGCAAGAGTTACTAGATGATTTATCCTTACTAGATGCCCACAACCATACCCTAGGTAATGGGGTACAAATCCCTACTGCAGCAATTAATATCAATGCGGATCTTTCTTTCAGCAGCTTTAATTCCGTTTCCACTCGCAGTTTTAGGTTTGTAAACGAAGGGGCAGTTCTCTCTACTGCATCAGATCTTCGGTGCGTATATGTAAAAAGCGGAGACTTTTGGTATAATTTTTCTTCTTCCCAACACGTACAAATAACTTCTGGTAGCGGGGTTAACATTGCTGGTACTGGTGGGTTTCAAGGAGACTACATAACCCAGTTTGCAGTTGCATATTTCAACAACACCTCCAATCTATTTTACTATACCAATAGTTCTGGGGCGTTTTCTAATTCACAAATTGCAAACCTTTTCTTAACAAACCCGACGAACGTGACAGTAGAGCTAATACCTCCGGCAAATAGCTACACAATCACTTTCCCTACTGCCCTACCGGCGGCCACTAAGATAATGTCTCTGGATGCCAGCGGGGTTATTGGGGATGTGTATGACGTAAATAATTCCACCGTTCAAGTTGCATCTAATAATCTGCAAGTTGTTCCTTTAAGCATAAATGCAACTTATCTAGCACCAAACACAATAACAACTAACCAAATTTCAAACTCGGCCAACATACCAAATACAAAACTAGCCCCAACTAACTATGTCACATCATCGGTTATAAATTATAGTACTTCCACACCAGGATCTCCGGTAACCTTACTTGCAACACCAGTATCTTTCACAGCAAGTGGCAATAAACTAGTAGAGATTTCTTTAATACCTGGGGCTGGATTTGGACCGAGCTCCATACAGCTCACCACAACACAAACTACATTTGATCCTATACTATATAGACTGCAAGTTGAGTTTGAGATCTTTATTGACGGTGTATCTTCAAACGAAGTACTTATACTAACCTCCCCGGGTTTATTCTCAAAGTTGACCCCCTCAATCTTTCAAACATACTACCAACTATCTCCCAGCGCAGTTTCTGGAATCGTTTCTTTATCTGCTGGAGCACACACAATAAATATTAATATGACGCTACAAGTTCCTTTTGGGCTCCCTTTTTTGACAGGGGTTGCTTCTGTTAATGGCGTCAGAATATTAGTGAACGAGATTTAATTAATGGCACTAAATAGACAAAACATAGCTCTCCCTTTTGCTGCTGGACTGGATCTAAAGACAGATCCCTACCAAGTCCGACCCCCTAAAGTAGAGGTCCTACAAAACGCAATCTTTACAGAAGGCATGAGTATCCACAAACGATATGGCTATAATGCTTTCTCTACTGCTATAGCCGGAACTATTTCGAGCATTACTAATTCTTTAGGCGGAGCAACGTTCCAAAACGAGCTTCTAGAGTTTGATGGAACAAGCATCTATTCCTATAATCAAACAGGATTGAGCTGGACTCTAAAAGGCCCCGCAATTTCCGCAGCCCTTTCCGTAATTCCGGTAGTTAGAAATACCGTGCAACAAACCTCCCAAGACTCTGCCTACCACCAATCAGGTTACTACTGCTATGTGTGGGAAAACGGTGATGGGACGTCCCAGTACTCTATCATTGATTCTAATACCGATCAAATCATAGTATCTTCTGTTTCTTTAGGATCAGTTGCTAAAAGCCCTAAGGTAAACGCCGTCGGCCTATACTTTCTAATCTCCTATGTAGATACAAGTTTAAATAGGCTTAGAAGAATTGCAATTCCTGTGGCAACTCCCATGAGCCCTCAAGCCCCTGTTGATATAACCACCACACTAAATGCTGGTAATCCGGTCTATGATGCCGCAGTTCTTAATCCCAAAAATGGAAACGTATTCTTTGCTTGGAATAATGCTAGTGGTAGTGTCTCTACTTGCTATATCAATGCATTTCTTTCTGAGTCCTCCACCTTAGTAGTTCCAGGGCACAGTGCATCTATTGCAATAAATATTTTTAGTGATCCAATGGCACAGTATGTTTGGATTGCTGCCTACGATGGAACGACAATAGCATATACAGTACAAAACATTAGTCTGCAAGGAACTCCTCCGCTTGGTTCTTGGACTACGTTGGAAACTCTTTCAAATGTTAGAAATATTACGGGCACAGTAATAGGTACTACTGGCACTATCTTCTATGAAGTTTCAAATACCATATCTTATAACACTATAGTGAGAATGAACACTGGGACCTCTACGGGAACTGTGGGAACTCCTTCAGTGTTTCTTAGATCTGTTGGTCTATGGGCAAAGTGTTTTCAATACAATGGGATAATATACTTGGGAGTTACTTATAGTTCACAGCTACAACCCGTATATTTCATTGTGAATAGTTTAGGGCGGGTAATTACAAAAATTGCCTACCAAAACGCAGGAGGATTAACTGCAAAGTCTCTCCTACCACAAGTAAACAGTGTTTCTGCAACAAAGTTTGAAGTTGCCTATCTAGTAAAAGATCTTCTTGAGGCACAAAGCGGAAATATCTACACACAAACAGGAGTAAATCAAGCAAGTATTGATTTCTCTTCTAATTCTAATTTTAGTTCGGTCACTCTTGGTTCCAACTTACATATCTCAGGGGGAATCCTCTCTATGTATGATGGGGTCTCGGTGATTGAACACGGGTTTTTCTTATACCCCGAAACCCCTACCAACACTGTCACATCTAGTGGTGGAGGAATTGGGTGGGGTTCCTTAGTAGAGCAGCCGCAATGGCAATATAGTGCCACGTACGAATGGACTGATCAACAAGGAAATATACATAGAAGTGCTCCTAGTGTTCCTTTAACAGTGAACTTTGCACAAGGAACTCCGGTAGTGTTTACAGCAACTTCTACCCCTGGATCGAAGGTGCTCACTGCCGTATCCTCAACAGCAGGGCTATTTATTGGGCAGGTCCTGTCAGGTCTTGATTTGCAACCCCTGACCTCTATTACCGCTATTTCTGGCAGTACAGTTACCTTAAGTCTACCTGCAATATCTACCCCCAATACTGTTACTGTCCTAACGCAGACTCCTAGTATTACTTTCACTGCCACAATAACCTCAGGGTCCAATTCCCTCACTAATATTGCTAATACTAGTGATTTATATGTGGGCATGATGCTTTACGGGCCGGGAATTCAACCCGGTGCAACGATAGCAACTCTCTCCACCAACTCCCTCACCATGAGCTCAAATGCCCTAAGCTCTATTTCAACCACAGACACTAACTCTAATTCTGTAGTTATAGACACCCTTAGAATTACCCAAAAAGTAGCCCCAAGAACCCCAGTTAATATAGTACTTTACCGAACCACGGCCAATGGAACCATTTTTTATCGAGTAAACCCAGTACAAACCCCTACTTATAACGACACTACTGTTGATACAGTGACAATCGTAGATAACGTGCCCGATTTAGCTCTCATTGGTAACGAATTGCTCTATACTACGGGCGGAGTACTAGAAAATATTTGTGCTCCTGCAACAAATCTCTTGACAACCTACAATAATCGTGTTATGTTAGTATCTGCAGAAGATTTAAACACTATCTGGTACTCTCAGCAGGTAGTTCCTGGAAGTCCTGTTCAGTTTAATGATTCTCTTACAAACTTTATTGATCCAAGAGAGGGTTTCATTACCTCAATTTTCACTCTGGATGATAAATTCATTGTATTCAAAACCAATTCTATCTTCTATTTTGCGGGGCAGGGACCAAATTCAACGGGAAACAACAACGACTTCTCTACCCCATTCTTGATTACAACAGATGCCGGCTGCCAGAACCAGAACTCGATAGCCACTATGCCCATAGGACTAATGTTTCAGAGTTCCAAGGGTATTTATCTTCTGGATCGCGGCCTTAGTACGTCATATATCGGAGCTGAGGTAGAGCCATTTAATACCCAGACGATTACGTCTTCTATTCTGATTCCCAATACGAACCAGGTTAGGTTTACCCTAGAGTCTGGCACTACGTTGATGTATGACTACTACTACAAGCAGTGGAGTACTTTCACTAATCAGCATGCATCAGACGCAGTTATTTTCCAAGATCTTTTTACTTACTTTAATCCTAATGGGACTGTGTACCAGGAAACACCTGGACAATTCACAGATAATGGGCAATTTATCCCACTTAAGGTAACTACCTCGTGGCTTCAACTAGCTGGACTGCAAGGATATCAGCGCTGCTATAAGATCTATATCCTGGGTACGTATAAGTCCCCACATAACCTAGTAGTATCAGTAGCCTATGACTTTAATCCAGGAGTTACCCAGCAAGTTAGCGCAAATGCAACCGCCCTATTTGGTGGTGGAAACATCTACGGACAAGGTAATGTTTATGGCAACAACGGACTTTACGGAGGCCCTGCTCCTACTGAACAATGGAGACTGGATCTCATACAACAGAAGTGCCAAGCAATTCAATTAACAATACAAGATTCTCAAAGTGCCCCTTATGGTGAAGGATTAAGTCTTTCTGGAATTACGGTTATTGCCGGTGTTAAACAAGGTCTCAACAAAGTGGGACCGAGTCAAATTATTTCTTAAAAGGATTAAGATGCGAGACGCTAGAAAAATCAGACCAGACGATATCTTTGAAGTGGAGAAGTGGTATGAAGATCGAGGAATTAGATCCCCAGAACCTTACGACTACCCAGAAATTGGTTTTATCGTTGAAGATGTTGCTGCTGTTTTTCTTTATCAAACAGATTCTTCATTTGCGATCATTGAAGGACTCATTTCGAATAAGGATGCCTCACCGTTAGAGAGGGATGTAGCAATAGACATGCTATACGCAAAGATTATAGAATTTGCAAAGAACGCCCAGTATACAAAATTACTGGCACTTACGCAACATAACAGTGTTAAGCAATTTTTAAATGGGGAAGATTTCACCCTTCTCTCTTACTCAACATTCATGAAAGAAATTAATAGGAGATCTTAATATGGGATTTTTAGCAGATGCCATCATAGGCAATAATACAATCCAAGGCACCATCCCATACCAAGGGCAAGCACAACTTGGTTCAGAGGCACAGAATGCCTACAATACCCAGCAAGGTATTACAGGGCAACAGCAATCTTTTCTAGATGCCCTGACTCAAAATGCACAGGGGGCCACACAGGGGTTAAACACTCTTTCTGGTAACTTGCAACAACAAGCGGCCGGCGGAGGACCAAACCCGGCACTAAACCAACTCAACCAGGCAACTGGGCAAAACGTTGCAAATACTGCAGCACAAATTGCTGGTAGTAAGGGTATTAATCCGGGACTTGCTGGCAGACTTGCGGCACAGCAAGGAGCTCAAATTCAACAACAAGCAGCAGGACAAGCAGGTACTTTAGGAGCTCAGCAGCAATTAGCAGCACAGAATGCTCTTGGGAATTTATATAACTCCCAGATTAGGCAAACACAAAATCAGCAGAACTTAGTTGGTGGTCAAAATCTACAACAACAAGGATTATTGCAAAATGCTCTTAGTGGACAAAACTCCCAAAATCTAGCTGCCCAAAAAGCGAACGTCTCCTCAAGGAACCAAGTACTAGGATCTATTTTTAATGCCCTCACGCCCTTTTCAAACGCCGGCGCAGGCATGATTGGTGTTGGCGGTGATAGCAGTGCGGAGGGAGGAATAGCCGATATGTCCGACAGTGGAGTATCGAGTCTTGCTTCCGCTTTTGCAGAAGGCGGGGAAGCGCACATGGCGGGCGGGGGACTTGCCAGCCTCCTCCCCTTACTAGCACTTCTAGCCAAGGGCGGCCGAGTAGATATGAAATCTGGAGGCCACGTCCCTGGAGAAGCTAAAGTAAAAGGAGATTCTTACAAGAACGACACCATTCCTGCAGTCCTATCTCCTAAAGAAATTGTCCTTCCTAGAAGTGTTACTATGTCTTCTGATGCTCCAGATAAAGCCAAGAAATTCGTAGAGGCTATTTTAAACTCCAAGGGTTCTTTTGGCAAAGTGGTTGCTGCAAAAAGAAAAATGAGTAAATAATCATGAACATTAAATCTTTTAAATTAATTAAAGAACACCCAACTCATTTTGAACTCCATGATGAATCTACGGGAAAACCTCTCAATATTGCAAAAGCTCACGTGAGTGAGGAGATCTTTAAAAAGATTCGCTCCATTCCTAAACTGGCAGATGGGGGAGAAGCAACAGCTCCACAAGACCCCCAATTACCAATTGATCCCAATAAAGCTAAGCAAGTTCAAGATAGTTTCAATAATTCCTTCGGACTTCCCAAAAAACCAAAGTCACAAGCATTTGCTGATGGTGGAGAAGCGGAAGTAGTTCCTGAAGTTGGTGTTGGTAAAGGAGCAGTTGTTGGTACTGACGATGGAGTTAATTTATCACAACCCAACGGCGGTTTGCCAGAAACAGAAGTTCCCGCCGACCAGTTGTCACAGCCCTCTGTGCCCGATCAGAGTTCTGGTATGTTTCCTGGTATAGGAGCTCCGGAGCAAGAAAGCGCAGAACCAGGGGCAGCCTTCAAAGCTCCCGAACAAGCAGATCAATCCAGTGCGTCTCAAAATCCCTTCAACTCTAATACAGCTATGGGGAATCCTTCAGATTTATTTGCCCAAAGTTTTGCAGAACGAGCCGGAGCTAATACCGCTGTAGGACAAGCGCAAGCCACTCAAAATAAACAAACGGCCCAGATTCTAGGAAATCTTGCTCAAAACGAAAAACAACTACAAGATTCATATCAAACTCAGCATGCGCATCTAGTTAACGCTGCCGATCAATACACCCAAGACCTTGCTAACTATAAAATAGAGCCATATTGGTCTAAACAAACCACGGCTAATAAAATTGCTGGTGCTTTGACTATTGGGCTCGGGGCTATTGGGCAGGGCTTGCAAATGGCCGGGGGCAATCACGACGCGCAAAACATGGGCTTACAATTAATTAATAAGGCAATTGATGACGACCTGCAACGACAAAAGCTAGAACTTGGTAGAAAAGAAAGTCTCCTTAGTAACATTTACAAACAGACAGGTAATTTAGATACGGCTATGAACTTATCTAAAATGATGTCCTTGTCCCAGGCCCAGTCACAAATACAACAAGCGGCAGCTAATGCGAATTCAGATATTTCTAAACAGAATGCTATTAATTTGAATGGCCAGCTAAAAGCCCAACAAGCAGGTATTGCCCAGCAACAAGCAATGTATGGTATTAGTCAGGATCTTATTAATGGTAAGGGCGCACAAGGCGGGCAAGAAGATGCCGTTCAGCAGCGCATTAATCAATTAAGGCAAGTGGGACAAGCTCCTGTTGCTGAACAAGCAGAAAAGCAATATGTTGCTTACAAAACAAAACAGAATGCACTTCAAGCGGCCCAAGATATTCAAGATCAAGTTAATAAATTGCAAACTGTTAGTAATAGAGTGCTGAACCCTATTCAATCTAAAGAACAAATTGATGCCTTGAATGCTCGCCTTTATCCCTTAGTTATGGAATTAAATCCATCCAAGAGATTAACAGAATATAGCGCTAAGGCTGAAATACAACCTTATGAAATAAGTTTAAAAGATAATGCAGAGACGGCTAAAAAGAAAACGCAAGGTCTTATAAATTATATACAAACACAATCAGTGCCTACCCCTTTAATAGACCAATGGGTAAATAATCGTCCAGCTCCCAAATACAATTTCCCACAAATAACTACACCCATAAAATAAAATATGCCTAATTTAATAAATAATCAGACAGGGAAGCAAGAGAATATTGATTACGATCAATTACCCTCTACCTTTCAAGCAGGAACTCACACTCTACCAAAAGATGCTTCCCTTCCTTTAAAAAATGAGGATGGGGATTTAGTAAGTGTTCCTTCTGATCAAATTCCAAATGTTATTGGAAAAGGGTTTTCTTTCCCAACTTCAAAAGACATCACCACACATAATGAGAAGATTCAATATGGGGAAGGGGCACAAAATGTTGCTGCCGCTACAAGTGCTGGAGCCCTTAGGGGATTAACTTTTGGAACCTCAGATCTTATCCTCCCACATCTCGGAGTTGATAAAGAAACTCTTGCAAAATTAAAAGAGTATAACCCTATTGCCAGTGGTGTCGGAGAGTTGGGTTCTATTGGTGCAGGTATTCTTTCTGGGGTTGGAGCCCCTTCTGCTATTTCAAAAGCCGGTAATCTAGCCTCCAGTGCCGTTCGTGGTGCTGTTGCTGCGTCTCCGGAAGCAGGGCTTGCGAGCCGCATCCTCTCTGGTGTTGCCCCTAAAGTAGCAGGTAGTGCTCTGGAGGGCGCTCTCTATGGCGGGGCAAATCAAGTTAGTGAAGCAGCCCTTGGGGACCCACACCTCGTTGCCCAGCACGCTCTTTCACAAATAGGACAGTCGGCTCTCTTTGGTGCAGCCCTTGGTTCAATCCTCCCAAACCCATACAAAAATGAAGTGGGATCTCTCGTCGGAGATCTCAAAAATACCATGGACGGAATAGTTGGAAAAGAACCTTCCTCTATGGTAGATGTCATAGCACAATCTGCTCTACCTCCTTCACAAAAATCCTCATATATAGAAAAGATGGCGTCTCTGAAGGACAACGCTCCGGAGATTAAAGACGCGGCGGCCCAATTAGGAGTTCCTGCGTTTGAAGAACAACTAGCTGCCGATCCTGGTATCCAAAGCTTTGGTAGAGATCTTAGAGCTTCACCCACGACTATTGGTATGTCTAGAGCTAGGGCCGTTGACCAATCCTTAGACTCAGTTGAGAATAAAGTAGGGGAAATTGTAACTCCTAAAGAAGCCCCTTTAACGGACCACGAACTTGGACAAAAGCTACAAAAAGATTTGACCGACAAATTCCAATCCGAGTACGAACCCCTAAAGCCCTTATTCAATGAACTAGAGACGAGCGGAAAAGCAATTTCTCTTAATCCAGAAAATGTTAAAAGCACTGTCAATGACCTTCTTAGTAACGAAGAAATACACGCTCTTCAGAACTCTCCTGCATCACAGATTGTAAAAAATGCCGCTTCGAGTTTGGCAGACGCAACTACCCTATCACAAGTTAGAGCTATTAGAACTGGTGTTAATCAGGCAGTTCTAGGACAACCTAATCTACGACATGCAGCTAACGTTATCAACGATGCAGTTGCTAAATTAGAAGAGTCCACAATTGATGGTTTACATGATGCCCTTTCCTCAGATCCTGACTTCCCCCCAGAATTATTGCAAGACTTAAAAAACTTCCCAGCACAACGTGTTCTAGTAAATCAAAAGTACTCAGAGCTCATGAACAAGTTTGGTGAAGTAGGGGAAGCTGCCGGTAAGAAACGCATCTATGGACCCCAAGACTTCCTAAATTTTATTAACGATCTAACTCCTACCAAACTTGCAAACCGTCTTTTCACTAAGAAAGACCCAGAGTTTTTAAACTTCATGCAAGAACAATTCCCTGATGCTCTCAATTCAATGCTCGACAATCAGAAATCAAAGATTGTTGAGAAAGCTATTTTTGATGGAAGAATAGATCCCTCTAAAGTACTAAAAGAGATTAATAAGTTCTCTCCAGAAGTAAAAAACTTAATGTTTTCAGATGGAGATATTAAAACGCTAAATGCAGCAAAAACATACCTAGATGCTTTTGGTAAGGGCGGGTACCGAGTAGAACCTGCTTCTTCAGTTCTTTCTGGAATTAATCTAATAAGACATCCTGTAAAAGGGGCTTTGCAAAACGCCACTGATTGGGCAGGGCTTAAGGCAGTACAGAAAGCCATTGGCGGTACTGAAACTAGAACAGTCAGTGCCCTCATGCAGGTTGAAACACTGGCTCTCAAATCGGCCAGGGCTATTTCTGCCGGAACAAAAGCCCTCGTATCTTCCGCAGTTCCCTTTTCTGATGCCGTCGCTTCTTCAGTAGTTGCCTCAAATGACATGCAAGATCAGTATGATAAAATAGTGGGCAATGTACAAAAGGTGCAGGACGGTCCAGATGGGCTCTATGGGCACCTGGATAGAAGTACCGCCGCGTTGCATCCCCATATGCCTCAAGTGACACAAGCCATGCAACAAACCATCGCCAACGCAAACCAGTACATGACGTCAGTTATCCCCAGTAAGTCCAAAGGCCTCCTAGACACCGAATACAAACCAAACCCTCAAGAAATAGCACGCGTTGTAAATTCCTACCAAGGCATTGTAAGCCCTGTCTCCATACTTAAAGATCTAAGAGTAGGAATCCTCAATCAAAGTAAGTTGCAGGCAATTCAAGCAGTTCATCCGGATCTCTTAAAAGAAATGCAGCAATCTCTTGCCACACACATAACAAATAAGGCTGATAAACTACAATCCATGCCCTACGAGAACAAGGTAACTATTAGCAAGTTCTTAGGAATTCCTTTGACAAACAAAGGACTTAATATTCAGCAAATTCAATCAGTTTATTCAATACCACAACCCCCTCCTTCCCCACAAAGTATTGGGAAGGGTGGACATAAGGGTTCTTTAACAAAACTTTCAATTTCAGAGTCTTATCTAACCAGAGGACAAAAACTCACCTCAGGACTTAGATAAGTTATTATAATTATTAACTAACTTGCAAAAACACCCTTTTATAGATAACTAAGGCTACCCGGAGATCCCGGCTAACCCACAAGGAGCACCCCACATGTCGTCAAGACCTTTAATTAAAAACCACCCTCTAGTCGTAAACGCCCCAATGACGGCAGATGTCATTTCCCCCCCCACCATTTTAACTGGTGTTAGCTTCCTCTCTTACAACTTAAATTGGACCGGAGTTCCCGTAGGCACTTTCAACGTCGAAGTTTGTAACGATGCCCAATATAATGCCGATGGTTCTTATGTGCACAATACGGGCAGCTGGGTTCCTCTAGTGTTAACTAATGTCGTTGCTGCCACTGGAAGCGCTGGAATGGGGATGCTTGATGTGCGCGGTACAGGAGCGGCTTTCATCCGACTCCACTACGTATTCACCTCAGGTTCAGGAACTTTAAATGTATCTGTTGCTGGAAAGGTGATCTAATACCATGTCTGCACCAATTTACTCGTCCTATCCTAATGAAAACTCTATCACTAAATACCCTACGGCTGCCAATTTTCCTCTCGTAGGAAATAGTGGCGATCTAGCTATAGCACTTGATACCGATACCCTATACGCATACAATACAACGTCACATTCATGGGTTCCAATTGCTACTCCCGGGGCCGCAATTGCTATTGATGCCCTCATTGGAGATGTAACTGCAACAGGTCCTGGATCTGTTCCCACCACTGTAAATCTAGTAGGCGGACAAACTGCCGCTGATGTAGCCGCTGCTACCATTCTAGTAAATAGCGACACCTTTGTTCCTTTTAGTGGGGCTGATAAAGACGTCGATTTAAACCAGCACTCTCTTGTAAACGCCTCAGAACTTTCCCTGAATGACGGAAGCGGAAACAATTTAAACTTATTTTATTTAGGTGGCACGGGTTTTAAAATAGAATCCAACGACGACCTGCTAATCGTAGGGGACGGACAGTTCACCCTACAACCCAACTCCGGAATATTAGCCCTTTCCAATGCGGCAATACAGTTTGCACAAATAGCAAAACCCACCCCTCCCCCTCCCTCGGGTAACGACTACCTGTATTTTAAAGCGGGCGATTTATTAGTATACCAAGACTCTGCTGGAGTAGAGCACTCTATCACTACAGGGTCAGAGGCTTTCACCGCAGGCTCAATACCTTTCGGTAATGGTACGGGACTAACACAAGACAATGCCAAATTATTTTGGGACGACACTAACTTTAGATTAGGCGTAGGCACTAGCTCCCCTGCGGTTTCCTTAGACGTCCAAGGGACTATCTCCACTACAGGCGTTATTAACATCCCAACTACCACTAGTACTGTTGGACAATTAGTACAAGATGGGGTGGCAATACTGCATTCCTTTGGTATCAACGCTATTTATTTAGGCAATAACGCAGGTAATTTTACGAACACGGGAGGCAGCGCAGTAGGAATAGGTACAAACGCCCTCTCGTCAATGACAACCCCTTTCGATAACACCGCTGTGGGCTGGAACTCCCAGCAACACACCACTACCGGATCTGGGAACACCTCCTTCGGGGCGGAAAGTTTAAGAACCAACACCACTGGACTAAATAGCACCGCCCTCGGAAACCAGGCATTGTTCACCAACAACGCTAATAACAACGTGGGCGTTGGAAATAGGGCAGGGTACGCTGTTAGTTCCGGAATAAACAATACCCTCGTAGGAACACTAGCCGGACAAGCTATTAATACCGGATCTAATAATACTGCTGTCGGAGAGGGGGCCTTGTTTACCGCTACTAACGGCACTGATAATACGGCCATGGCTGTATCTGCTCTTTTTGGTCTAACTACGGGTATTCAAAACATAGCGGTGGGACGAAGTGCTTTAGGAAGTCTCACTACCCAATCCAACAACACGGCTTTTGGGTACAGAGCAGCAAACCTTGCCGTCCCTAGCACAACGAATTCCTTTGGGGAAGTTATCGTTGATACCGCAATAGGATCTCAGGCTTTAGTTGCCGCTACCACAGGGCACGACAACGTCGCTCTAGGAAGAAAATCACTAGCTGCCCTAACCTCGGGAGCATATAACGCATCGCTGGGATCTTACACGGGGGTCCTTTCCACCACGGGCTCTCAAAATACCATCATGGGTTGGGCCGCAGGAAGCGCTCAGGTTTTGTATAACCAGATGACATTCCTAGGTACGTCCGCAGATGCCTCTGTTAATAACCTGACCAATTCCATGGCTCTTGGTTATAATGCCT